TAATGGAACGACAACTACATTAAATACTGCTACCCTACAGGTAGAAGATAAGAATATAGAACTTAATAAAGGAGGAAGTGCTGCTAGTAGTAATCTTGGTGGTATAACTGTTCTAAGAGGGACAAGTACCTCTGCTCAATTTATTTGGGATCAAGGGAATACAAGGTGGGATATATCAAATGGTCTTCATGTTGATGGAGAAATTTTTACAAAATCTCATGGAAAGTCATCACAATGGGCCACAGCCTACGGATGGGGAGATCACGCTAACGGAGGATATGCAGCATCTGGTCACAACCATGATGACGATTATTTGGGGAAGACTGCAAAAGCAGCAGATTCACAGAAACTTGATGGCCTTGATAGCACTAAATTTCTTAGGGACAATGGTTGGAATACACATCCTGGAATGGATGCTGATTTGCAAACTGATCAATCTGTAGATTTCACATATGCTAACAATGCACCACATAGTGGGCCAGTTGTAAGAATTGGAGCAAGTAATTATTCTCTTCAATTAAACTCTACCTATAATAATGATGCAGGTGGGTTGTCTTATAGAAGTTACAACTCCGATAGTGCTCAAAAATGGAATCCATGGAGGACTATATATCATAGTGGTGTTTTTACAAACAACTCAGGCAATTGGGATACTGCATACACACATTCACAAGCAACACACGCACCAACAGACGCAGAAAAAAACGTTCAATCAAACTGGACTGCAACTTCTGGTGATGCATTAATACTTAACAAACCTACAATACCTACAGTTCCAGACTCTTATGCACCAACAGACGCAGAAAAAAACGTTCAGGCAGACTGGACTGCTACATCTGGAGACGCATTAATACTTAATAAACCTACAATACCTACAGACCATGGAGATCATAATGGATTGTATTTACCTATAGGTGGAGGAACTGTTAAAGGGGATTTAACTGTAAATGGTAAAGTAACCCAAGCAGGAGTTGTTGGTAGAGAAGAATGGGGTAAAACTTACGCAGCAAGCATTACAACGATTGCAACACTTGTAACAAGTGATGGTGCTGCTTTGCCAACAGGTGGTGCTTATAGAATGACAGGTCACATATCAGGAACAGGAACGGAACAGGTTTCTGTGGCTGTTTTTTGGAATGAAAATGGAACCTGGTATTGTAATAATACTTTTGCAGGTGGTACAAGTTCAAATCATATTGAGTTTTTAATATCAGGTAGTGTACCTAAAATAAAAACATGGCATCCAAATAATTACAATATTAATGTAACTCATGAGAGACTTTCTCTAAATGAGGGTACAGGTAATGACAACCTTAGAGGGTATTTTGGAGCAGATTCATTTTTAAAATGGACAGAGTCTACTAATGCTCTTGTAGTACCAGGAACTATAGCCGCAACTGGAGGAAACTCAGGAGAATGGAATACTGCATATGATTGGGGTGACCATTCAAAAGCAGGATATACTGGTGATCAGGATCTAACTGGATACTTAGCAACTGATGGTAAAGCCGCAGATTCTGATCTTTTAGATGGTCTAGACCTACACACAGGACGTAACAATGAGGCAAACAAAGTAGTTCGTACTGACGCAAACGGATATATACAAGCAGGTTGGATTAACACAACTAGTGGGAATAATAACAAAACTGCTATAAATAGAATATACGCATCTCAAGATGGTTATATTAGATATTATACTCCTGATAATTTTATTAGTGTATTAGGCTTAGTTACTACAACAGGCTACAATAATAGTAACTGGAACACAGCCCATGGTTGGGGAAATCATGCAAGTGCAGGGTATTTAACTGCTTTACCTGCACACAATCACGATTCCTCCTATATTAGAATATCTGAACCAAACGAATCTTTTAACCCATTTGGAGGTCAAAAACTACATGATGGTATTCTAACAAATAGAATGGCAGGTAAATGGGATAGATTTGTTGTAACTATTGATGGCACTGTTGAAGCAGGTGCTTCTAAGAAGTTATCAAATCAAAACTTTGAAGAGTATAATCAAAATAGGTTATTTGGAACATCCGCAGGTGAAACTAAAGTATATAACATAAACCTTCAGTATTTACAATCTGGAAATAAAAACAACAATGGTATAACATACTGTGCAGGTTTCTTTGATATATGTTTTTATTCTAGTCCTTTCCCGGAAACATGGTCAGCAAGGGTTAAAAACAAAGATGGTAACTGGTATCCAGTAACAAGTTTAACTAAAGTAGGTTCTGCTAAACTTAGAGGGGTTATGCCTATTGGCAACTACGCTACAGATATTGAATTTACTCTTAAGGCAAGAACAAGTGCTCCTTTTGTAACAGGAAATATAACTTATGGTATTTCTGAATTTGAGTACTATGGAAATAGAATTGGGGCTGCTGAAGGGGGAAATATATCTGCTCTTGGTGGTTACATGTCTGGTGTTATAACAACTAAAAGCGGTACGTCCAATAACTGGAACACAGCATACGGATGGGGAGATCACGCTAGTGCAGGATATATAAAAGATTTTGATATAACTGATCAGACAGATACAAAATACCTTAGAAGTAATGCTGATGATTCATTCTCAGGAGGACTAGTCTCTACAGCAAGAGATGAAGGTATTTTTGGTACATATGATTCTACCAAAACAGACCATGTATGGGCAATGGGTACAGGTTATAAAAACCATGCAAGTGGTACTAACTTTGGTAATCTGTATGGTATCGCTTATAAACATACAAACAATAAGACAGGAGGAACAATGGCAGGTGGCCATCAAATAGTATTTGTCAATAACGGAACAGCAGGTGCTGCTATCGGAATGTCAGGTAATATATGGACAAGTGGTGTAGTCACAGCATCAGGTGGGAATTCAGGAGAATGGAATGCTGCATATGATTGGGGTGACCATTCAAAAGCAAATTATTTAACATCGTATACAGACACAAACACTCAATTAACCGATGCTCAAATTGAAGAAATGGGTTATATTAAAACCTATACGGATACGAATACTCAATTAACTGATGCTCAAGTCGGAGAAATGGGTTATATCAAAACCGATACAAATACTCAATTAAATGAAGAAGATATTGCTAAATTTGGTTTCACTAAAAATACAGGTACACTAACATCATCTAATGATAGGGTTTATATTTCGGACACTAGAGGTGCTGCAAGAGCACCTTCATACTATAATGATAGATACGCTCAATGGGATTTCCAAAACAATGCTGACACAGGAGTTGGTGGCGATGGATGGCACGCATTACTTACAGTTTCTAAGTGGAGTTCATGGCACTCAAGTCATAGACAGGAGCAATTAATATTTTCTGGAGATCACTTATGGAGAAGAACAGCGACAAGTGATACTGTTTGGGGAACAAATAAAAAGATATGGGATTCAGGTAACCTGACTAACAATTCAGGCAACTGGAACACTGCTTATGGATGGGGTAATCATGCCGATGCAGGGTATAAAACAACGGACAATAATACTACCTATAATTTTGCAGGTAGTACGTTTACATCAAGAAATAGTGGTAATGCTATTGCAATAAATAGTGCAACCAGTAATATGACTGGTTATACAAACGGATCATCTGATGCAGGTTATGCTGATGGAGGTCTTTTTGTAGCAGCATATAGTTCAAGTTGGGTTTCTCAAATATTTAGTAATTTCAGAACAGGAGAACTATCCACAAGAGGTAAAAATAGTGGAACCTGGCAAGCCTGGAGAAAGATACATGATTCAGGACATTTCTCTACAACGGATGTTGCTAACGGAAAAACTGCTCATGGATGGGGTAATCATGCCGATGCAGGGTATAAAACAACGGATAACAACACTCAGTTAACTACTGCACAAGTTAGAGGTAAAATATCAGCAAGTGGGAATTCACAATATAATGCAACAACAGGTGTTATTACATCTACTAATACGAATACTCAACGTTCCGATGAAGAAATTACTGCTGTTATTGATAAAGCAGGTTACGTTACTCAAGCGAATGTAAATTCTTCTACAGTAGATAAAGCAAACGGATTAGCAGAAGTTGGATATGGATCTGATGAAGGAACTTTTTATCAAACCTCTGGTGCTTTTTCAGGGTATTCAGGTTGGGCAAATTATTGGATTGGTAATCATGGTAATGGTTCAACCTATTATAATACTGTAGATATTCGACCTTTCTGGGGAGTGCCAAGATATTCTAGATTAGAAGGTGGAACTCAAAGGCAAGTTTGGTCATATTGGACTGAAGAAAACTTTACACCAAGTGATTATTCTGTAAAAAGTGCTAATGAAACTCTTTCAGGATCTAAAACCTTTAGTAATAGTTATAATGAGTTTGGAAATGGTCATGGAAGTGTAAGTAACGATGGAGGTTGGAATGCCAGAGTAAATGTTGCAGGATCTTCTCATGCTAGATTGGATGTGAAATCTGTTAGTGATGGAATCATTACTACAATGTATGCTCATACAGGTCATGGAGCAGGTAAGATAGGTACAATGTCAAGTCATCCAATACAGTTTATGACTGGTGGCCAAACAAGAGGGCAGGTAAACGCTAAAGGTGTTTTACATATGGCCTCAGATATTGTTGGATTTTGGGATTTTTCAGATAGAAGATTAAAAACCAATATAAAGCCTTTAGAAAACAACTTAGAAAAAGTGATGTCATTACATCCTGTAAGTTACCAATGGAAATCGGGTGAACGAAAAGGGAAAACTAATATTGGACTTATTGCACAAGAGGTAGAAGAAATTGTACCAGAAGTTGTAAGAGATCAAGAAAGATTAGAGGATAGTTCCACAACCACTTACAAAACAGTTGATTACGAACACTTAGTCTCAGTATTAATAGGAGCAGTTCAAGAACAACAAGAACAAATAAATAATTTAAAACTCAAAATGTGTACGTGTCATGGCAAATAATTATGAATTAAAAATAGTAGAATTGTATTGTGCTCCAACTCTTAAGGATGGTGATAAAGATTATGAGAATCTAGTTACTAGAGTTGAGTATGAATGGGTAGGAACTTCTGAATCAGGAACAAAAGCATCTCTTAGATATACTAAGGATCTGGATCTACCTGGAGATGATTACATTGTATTTGATGATTTAGTTGAGGCTAACATCAAGCCTTGGGTTAGTGATACAGACGAGAGATCGATTGCTATTACAATTATTGATAAGCAAATCATAGTAGCCGAAGAGAATAAATTTCAGCAAACTTCAGCACCTTGGATAGTTAAATTAGAGCCTCAAACAACTATTTAAAAATGGCAGTACCATCTGAAGGACCAATAAGTTTAAGGGGTATATCTAACGAAAAAGAATCTAACGATTATGACTTACTACTTAAAGAACAGGGAGTAGTATCTTTTTCGGATATTATTTTTGGAGGTAATGAAGCCGGTAGCCAAGTTTCTTACGAACGTACAAACGTAAACAGTCCTGAATATCCAGGTCATGGGCCAAAACCAGATAGGTTTTCTCAATGGTATAATTATGACCATGATGCAGGTGGTAAAGAAGAACCAAAGGATCCAAAAGACCCTGGTATCAGGAAATAATTCTCTATACTCCCAACTCAACTTCCGATTATAAATAATGTATACTTACTGGTATATATCCCCTTTATTTGTGGGAACAAACATTAACAATAAATATTTAACAGATGAAAAAAGTAAGCACAGAACACTTGGATAAAATCCAAGAACTTAACAAGAAGCAGGTTGACATTAAAATCGCTCTTGGTGAAACACAATTAATGCAGCAAAATGTAGATAACAGAGTAAAGGAATTACAAGATTCTTTTAGTGAAGTGTCTAAGGAAATGCAAGAATTATCCGAAGAATTGAAAGAGGAACATGGAGAAGTTCAAATTGATGTTACAACTGGAGAAATAGTCGATCAACCTTCTGCTAATGTAGAAAAAGATGACGATAAAGGAGATTCATGATTACATAGTCTTTATTCTAAATAAAGAAACTACCGGGTATGTATCGCATAATGATATTGATGCCGCTATAGACCGAGGACAGATGTCTAAGTTTATGGAATTGTATGGCAATCCTAAACAATATCAGCCCGGTAGACCTATTCCACCAGTTGCCTATGGTCAGACACAGAAAATATCTGATGATCTTAGGTACTTTAAAATGCGAAGACAATTTACCGCAAACGCTAATGGTGTTTTAGATTTAGGTAACTTCACAAACTCAGGTGGTGGTAATAATCCAGAATATTTACATCTACTAGGATTGTATGTTGTTGGAACTTTAAATAATACAACAAACAACAGTTATGTTGTTGCAGATGGTGCTGTAACATATTCACAAGGAACATTAGACAGAACCTATTCTAAGCCTGTACAGGTTGTTAGTGAAGATCAGTTAGCAGATAGACTTGTTTCTCAAGTTTCCGCACCAAGTGCACTATCACCAATCGCTATATTAGGAGATGCCGGTAGAAAAATACAATTGTTTCCAGAAATAGAACACTCAGGATATATAATGTATTTAACTAGACCTACAACACCTTTATTTAGTCATGTAGTAGATGGAAGAAAAATAGTACATAATCCTACTAATACTGTAGCAACATTTACAGCAGGATCAACACTTACCCTACCCAATGGAACAATAGTTAATGCAGGGGCGACCTACACTTTACCTGGTAGTAGGAATTTGGATTGGCCAGAAGACTGTATAAACGACATCATTAACAAAGCATTAAATGCTTTAGGTGTTCACTTAGAGGATTTAAATGTAACTCAATATACTGAGGTTAAAAATCAAACAGGACTATGATAACGAAAGGAAAGTTAACAGATCAAATATTAAGATTATACTCAGGCGGTAGTCCAAATGATGAAAAAGATATAACAAGAGACGATATAAATTTATTGGTTGGTCAAGTAATTAATAGATTACTAAAGACTGAGCACTTAAGTATGAATATGGCAGGAGGCGAAATGTTTCCTCCGCACACCTTAGTTACAACATATATAGTAAGCGTTAATCCGCCTAATTCAAACATGCCTTATTCACATGCTATTCTACCTGTTTTTCCTATATCACTACCTAGAAATATGGGGGTTTGGTCTGTCACTGATTTAAGTTGTAGTAGAGAATATATACCATTTCAAACAGGTCAGTATAATTTAATAAGTCAACAAGATCAATTACAATATTTAGAGACTCACTCAGGTTATTGGGCAGAAGGAGGTTATGTTTATTTCACTCCAGACGTACCCACGAATGAGAAGTCTCAAGTAAGGATTCAATTATTAATTGTAGATCCAAGTATTCAAGGAGAATACGATTACCTCGCACTTCCTGCTGAAATGGAAGAGGCTGTGGTAAAAGAAGTCTTAACATTAATTGGTGCTCTACCAAAGCAAGTAGATAAGACATCAGATTCAAATAGTCAGATATGAAAGTATACACAGTAAATGAGATAGTACGTTCGGCTCTATTAACAGCAGGTAAGCCTATACATTATTATATGCATTATTTACATTATGCTTTAAAGGCTGTAAAAGAAATTAATTATGATTCTTCGCTTAAAACCAAGTCTATAAGGTTAGCAGTGGATGCTAATAATGAAGTAACCTTACCAGATGACTACGTAGATTATATAAGATTAGGTTGGGAAAATGGACAGTATGTAATAAAATTAATAGAAAAACACTCTTTTAATAGATTAATGAATTTGGATAGTGATGGTAACCAAATACCTTTTCCAGATGTAGAAGGAGAAGGCATCATAAATTCAGAGGGATATGTACATCGTGCAAATGACAAAGGCGAGCATGTAGGAAGACATTTTGGTCATAAACCTACTTACAAGAATTCCTTTATGGTAATTCCTGAGAGACAAAAAATTATGCTTGATCCTTCACTTGGAACATGCAAAGAAATTGTTTTAGATTATGTTACTACAGGTTTTTCTGATAATAGTTCAGACGCTACAACAATGCCGGCTTATGCCGCAGAAGCAGTTGAGAGATATATTTTATGGAGGTTCTCAGAACATGATAGAACTATTCCTATGAATCATAAATTAATGGCTAAAGAAGAATGGATACATTCTCACAAAAGATATAGAAGTAGAAATTATCAGTTGACTATGGATGACGTTCTTAAGTCTTTAAGATCTCATACGAATGCTGCTGTCAAATCTTAAGGATGGAGAACACAAAAAAAACATTTATTGCAGGTTTAAATACTGATGACTCTATATTTGCCCAAACTGGCCAAGATAATTTAGATGCGTTAAACGCAAGAGTTGTATCCTCCGCTGAAGGAAAAGCAGGGTCTCTTTCTAATGTAGATGGCACAAGACGAATAATTAACAATCAGAGTTTTTCACAAGACACAAAAGTTATTGGTTCTTATGAAGATCCAACTACTAATGATATATTTTATTTTTTAGTTGCGGCTTATGGAGTAAGTGCTATATATTGTTATAAGTCTAAGTTAGAGACAATATACAAGGTTCTGACTGATTCTAATTTGTCTTCTGCTTATAGATTAAACTTTAATAAAGACAAGCCTATAACAGGTATAGCATATATAGATGATTTATTATATTGGACCGGTGTTGATGGAAGAGAGCCATTTAGAATAAATGTAGAGAGAGGTATTGCGACAAACAATATAGACTACGTAACTTCAGAAGAGGCATATCAACAGCCAATTGAAAAACCAATAATTACTTTAATTCGTAAGCCTCCAATGCTTCCTTTGAACATAATAGTTCAAGAAGATAGCACAAGAGATACATCCTTTTTAAAATCTAGAGCACATACTTTTGCATATAGATACATATATAAGGATGGTGAGACAAGTGTCTTTTCACCTGCTTCACACCATTATCCTAATCAAGATATGGACGATACGGATCATAAAGTATCAAAGAAAATAAAGGTAGAATTTCCTCGGTTTGAGGCAGAAGGTTATGGAGTATCACAAGATGTACATAAAGTACAGTTTGCTGTAAAATTTGATAATGACACATCTTATTTTATATGGAAGGAATTTGATAGCATAACACATGCTACAGTTTTTTCAGCACAAACAATTGGTACTCAAGGTGTTATTACAGCAGATTTTTATAACGATGTTTTAGGATTTGCGGTAGATGATGTCTCCTCTATAAAATTATACGATACAGTTCCTTATGAGGCTGAGGCCCTAAGTATTGCTAGAAATAGATTGTTCTTAGGAAACATTAAAGAAGGAAGGTTAAATCCAAGCCAGATAACCTCTGAGGATATTACTTTAGAAACAATAAGCCAAAACTTTACCGATAGTTTTTCTCAATACGACAGAAATAGAGGTGGAAAAGTTGGTTTTGCTCATTCATCTGCTTATCAGGTAGGGATCGCTTTTTTTGATTTTGCAGGAAGAACTGGAGGGGTTTTGACTGATGATACGTTAAAAGTTATAACTCCAGAAAGAGGTATACAATTAAGTACTTACAATTCATCTGTAGGATTTACTTTAAACGATTCATTAAAAGATAAAATTCCAGACTGGGCAGAATATTATGCTATAGTTAGAACTAAAAACTTAACAAAAGACTTTACAATATCAAATCTTTCTGATAAAGTAAGATATTATAATACTGCTTCTACAGGTGGGTTTTCTGTAAATATAGAAAAAGAATTTCCTGAAAACACTCAAAATGATAGTCAGGGAATATCAAACAGTCCTAATGGAACTTTTTCTCAGAACGAATTTGTTTCTTACTCAGGTAAACATGAAGGTGTAGCGATTGGTCTTGGAGATTTAACATCTTACAAGCAAGGATATAGTTATCAAGAGGGTGACCGAATAAAACTCATAACACCTAGCAACGTAGTTGAGTTTGCAATAACAGGACAAGAAGGTAAGTATGTAAAATCAAATTTAGTTAATTTAAATGATGGTAACTACTTATCTCAAACATCACTAGCAAACGTTGATTATTCAATTGTATATGAAATATACAGTCCACATAAAATACAACCAAATGAATTTTATTATGAATGTTTTAATGGTAGAATTCTTAGACAACCCAATCAAAGGCCTGAATTCTCAGAGCCAACAGGAAATCTAATTGGAGATGTTTATTTAAGATCTTTAAAGGCTGACACATCTGATGTAGAGCCGCACTTTGCAGAGGGTTCAGCATACTCATCGAATGACTATAACGATCCTATTGAAGGAAGAACAGCATATATAGGATTTTCATATTTTCATGGACAGGGTTTAAATGATATGACCGCAAACACTGGACTAGGTGTTTATTCAGGGTCGAATGACAGAAGATTTGAGATTAAGATAACTTCTACTTCAGGTAGTGCAGATCAATTTCAATGGAGGGCAAGAAAGTCTAGTGAAAGGATGACAAATACTCCTTTTGGGAATACCACTACAATAACAGGTAGTGCTCAAGTTTTAGCATATGGAGTTCAAATCACTTTTGCTTCAACGACTGGACATACAGTTGGTGAAAAATGGGCAGTTCATGGAAAAACTTTAGGGGATGGTCTAGGAAATGTAAATAGTTTTACATATTCAACAATTACTTCACCTCCTAATGGAACTATAGCGGAAGGCAGTGATGTTAAATTACATCAGAAAGAGCATCAGAATAAGACATTTGGCGATGAAAATCGTGAATGGACTGTAGAGATGTCACCATCAGAAATAACTCAGAATTACCCTACAATAGAAGAGTTCTTTTGGGAATCTGACTTTGGTCAAAAAATATGTGCTGTTCATCCTGATCATCGTATATTCTTTAGAAGAGGTACAATCGATTTAGCAGGGGACAATGGTAAGAATAAAATATACATACTTGACTCAGAGACAAATAACAATACTTCAACTCAAGTAAGTACATCGGATGGAACCTTGGTTCATATGATTATTAAAAGTAATCTAGAGCAAAACTGGGATGGAGAAGCAAAGGTAGATACTAACCATGATTTTAGAGTAGACTTACCTGATGAGTATTCATATGCAGCAGAATCTATGAATCCTAGTACTGATTATTTTTTAAACTGGACTCAAATTACAGGTAAACCAAACTTAGTGCCATCCGAGGTTAGTAGTCAAATAAAAACTACAGGTATTGTTTTTAGCGAAACAAAAATCCCAGGAGGTAAAATAAACGGCTTATCAAAGTTTAGTGCTTTAGACGAGAAAAGATTAGATGATGCTACTGGACCATTAAGATCTTTAAAGGTTACTAGTAAAACACAGTCTACCGGATCTTTAATGTTAGCGATATCAGAAAACGAAACTTCTGGAATATATCTAGGAGAACAACAATTACAACAAGCATCAAGTGGTGGACAGTTTTTAGCGGTTTCATCTGGTGTTATAGGAACTATAAATACCTTAAAAGGATCTTATGGAACAATGCACCCTGAGTCAGTTGCAATTAATGAAGGAAGTGCTTTTTGGTTTGATGTTAAAAATCACACTGTAGTTAAATATGACGCTAATGGTTTGTTAGCAATTGGAGATGTTAAAATGAAAACATTTTTTAAAGAGAAGTCTAAAATTATAGTCCAAGACAGTCTGCCTAATTTTGTTATAGGAACATATGACGATTATAATTCAGAATATATTTTAAGTTTACCTAAGACAGGAGAAACAACTGTAACACTACAAGAAGATGCTTATTACCCAGACACTCCTGTTATAGATATTATAAACGTAGGCGAAGAGCCTACTACCAAGGTAGTTAGTGTTATCGTAAAGTCTCCATGGAATATAACAGGACAAATGACAGTTATAGATGGAGTAGGGACATTTAATTTTACTAGTCCTTATTCATTTACTATACCCTCAGATGTTATTGCATCTCCAATAGGAAGTGGTATTACTGTGGTAAACGCTAGTTCAGGAGGTTTTAGTCAAGACTCTGATAGTCATTTCACAGCAGGAACTGGATCAATTGTATTTTCAAATGTCTTTGGCGATAGTATCGATACTATTGAAATTGCATTAAATAGAGAAATTAAAGGATCTACAGGGAAGGTTAATGTGTCAAATGTAACTGACTACACTAACGATTCTAGTTATTTATATGGAAATGTATTAAATGGCTCAACACCATTTAGAATAACAGGTGCAACACTATCAGAGTCCTTATTTCTTGAGGAAAAAGAATTTGATATATCAAATGGTAATTTAACAATACCAGGAGAATCTAACTTCCCATGGCAATTAGGAAGCGGAAATAATAATACTGCTAATTTCACAGAATGCTCATTAGGTGTATGCACAGCAATACCATCAAACAGAATATCTGTAGTTGGAAATGTGATTGGCTCAATAGGTTATCAATCAGGAGGTTTTGATATTAAAATAACATCAGTAAGTGAAGATATAGATTCTATCGTTATCGACACCAGACCTCTTAAAAGACCTGAGGTGGATGTTATTATTGTTGACAACATAACTGCAAGTGGTCTTGATTTAAATTCAAGCATCACATTAAATAGAGCATCAGCATCGGAGTATGGATTTGTTTATTCAACATCTAATACTAGTCCTACTATCGGAGGATCCGGGGTGACCAAAGTAGTGTCATCGGATGCTATAACAGACATAGATCATTCTATAACTGGAATAAGTGCAGATACAATAGTATATTCTAAAACGTATTTGATTTCCGATTTCGGAACTCAATATGGTATATGTAATGCGACTTCAACAGGAGCATCAAGCACAAAATCACCAACAGTAGAGTCAAAGTCTTACAGTCAACTTAGAAATACCTTTGGTGGGGTAATATCAGATAATGGTGGATCTTCAGCAGGAACTAATGGTATAACACAGAGAGGATTTGTATACAGTTCTACTCAGGCTACACCTACAATAGGTCTAAGCGGTGTAATCACTATCACCAATCCTCAGTCTACTATAAGTACTTTCCCATATTTATTTGAAAGTAGTTCTGTGTTGTTAGTGGATAATACAACTTATTACTGGAGAGCATATGCTAAAAATGATGCAGGAACATCTTATGGAACTGTAGAGACATTAGCGACTGGTAGTTCAAGTATTGGTATTGGAGGTTTTAGATTAAACTCTAGTAGCGTTTCTGCTGATGGAGGTTATGTGAGTATAGATGTTACTAAAAATGTAAAGACAGGAATAGCAGCAGGTTCGATACAAGTTACTGCTGATTCAAATAATTCATTAATTGAGTCGGAAAATGTATCAGTTTCTTTTACAAATAATCAGGCATCTGATACAATCCAAGTATATATACCTGCTAATTATAGGATCTCTAGATATATAACATTTAAAGTAAGTTCGTTTGCTAGCATACCTAATCTTACAGGATCATCAGAACCAGTAAGTGTATTTGGTCAAGTTTATCAAGCCGCTTCAATTATTAAAACTTAAGAAATATGATAAGTAGTAGTTTTATATTAGACACAGACTTTAATCCCGGAGATGAAATCAAAATAGTTTTTGATATAAGCAATGATGTGCCTACCTCTACAGGAAAGACTGTGTATATAGTTGACTTACATGAAGGAACTCCGCATAGCGTAACTGTTCCTATGACAGGTGTGGGTCCAGAATATAATATTGCTCAAAGTGAGAACATACATTGGAGTAATGTTAGAGCACCATATAATGAGCCAAACGGAGAATATTATGCAGGTGCTACTAATGCAAGTGGAGAATTAAATACAGCAGCAATTATAAACCAAACAGGTCATGAAACGTCTGCGGCTAAAGTAGCATCGGATATAACAAGGACTGTTTCAGGAGTAACATATAACGATTGGTTTTTACCAAGTTCAGTTGAACTGGGTAATCTATATAACCTAATGGCTGAACTGGATCCTGTAATAATATCACAAGGAGGGTCTAAATTAAGAAAAGATAATACCTATGCTATAGTTAAAAATTACTGGGCATCATATGAAACCAGTACTCTTTCCTCTAAAACCCCTGTTAAGAGCATGTCTTTTAATCCTAATTCAGGTGGAGGTGGTAATTTTGGTAGAGCAAAACATCATCCGTTTAGAGTAAGAGCAGTTAGATCTCAAACAACAACAGATAATGTTTCCGTTGGAGATGTGTTTGGTGGTGGTGTTATTTTTAAAATAATAGATGCAGGAACTGCTATAACACCTAAGGTTGATTTAGACGTAGCAATAGGGTTTCAAAAATCAAATATATTTTCACAAAATGATTTGGCTAGTGGATATTCTAATTCTGGGCTTGAGTTAACAATAACTAGTGCACATGGCTCAAACCCTCAAATAGAATTTACTTATGAAAATAGTAATGCCGGTAGTTATACCTGGCAAACGAACGTTCAGGTATTTAAGAAGATTGAAGAGATAACTGAAGTTGTAAAAGAAGGAAGTAGAACGTCACTAGCATGGAGTGAGGGAGCACAAAGATGGACTACTAGGTATTCTTTTACTCCTGAATATTTTTGTACGTACAAAACAGAATTTGCATCCTTTGTAAATGGACAGTTATATATTCATGATGATTCCACTAAGAAGAATTACTTTTACAATGGTAGATATCCTACGCAAGTATCGTATGTAGAAAACGTTCAATCATCTCAGCCTAAGGTGTTTATGACACACGCTGTGGAAGGTAACGCAAAACCAACGATTACGAGATTTGAGACGATAGATAACTGGACTATGAATAGTGACCTTAATGCTAAAGATTATGTTCTTAAAGAAGGAACTTATTATTCAGAAATGTTTGGAGATACTAATGATCCAAATGTAGGAGATAATTCTACATACGGAGATAGATTAATGAGAGGAACAAAATTAAGGGGGCAATATATAAAAGTATTTATGGCTTTTAGACAGGAAGACTTAGAGGTTAAGCATTCTAATATAGGATACATAACAAGTAAAGGTCACACAACACAAGAGCCAATCCCACAGTATAGACAACCAAGAACAAAAAAATAATAAAGATATGTTAGGAATGATTGGAGGGGGTATACAAGCCCTTGGAGGTTTAGCACAAGCAGCCTCAGGAATATTTGGAAAAAAAAAGAGACAAAGAAGATTGGAAAGTTTACTTGCTAAAAGACCACAGTATGAAATTCCAAAAGAAATAAGTCAAGATTTAGAACTTACTCGTAACATGAAAGATGGAAGATTGTCAGAACAACAAGACATGAAAAACGCTTTGTTTACGAATGCACAAAATTCTGTTGCTAGAGCACAATCAGCATCCGGTTCTTTAGAGGATCAGTTAGCAATTGGTATGAGTGCAGAAGCAGGAACAAACGATGCTTTAATTAAAAACAGAATGTCTGGAGCACAAGAAAGGGCAAACAGATTATCTAACATGCGTGAGGCCGGTACTAATATGGCCCAAGCAAAAGATCAAGCATTTAAATTAAATAAGTTAGATCCTTTTAAAATGAAACTACAAGGAACTTTAGCAAATGACGCTATGTCTAGACAGATGACTTTTGGTGGATTAAACCAGGCAGGAGCAGGTCTAGCCAACATGGGGTCTGCTGCAACAGCAGAAGGTATAGCATAAACAAAACATACTATGGCAAAATACACACCGACATTACTAGGTCAAGGCACAGAAGTTAACGTAGGTCAATTCTTTGGAGGGGGCTTTATAGACGCAGGTGCGGCTCAATTAAACCAGGCTATACAAAACAATGTAAAAGTTGTTACTGAAGCAAAAAACAAAAAGTTTGAACAGGCTCAAAAATTAAGAGATGGTATTGTTTCAGGTCATTTTTCTGATGACATGGCAAATGAAATTGGAGGTTATATAGAACAACTTACAGACATGCCTACTTATAGTAAGGCTTATGCATCTACTCTGGCTTCGGCAAATGCAAAGTTAGGAGTAATGGTTGCTAAACAAGCAAAGATTACTACAGAGATGGAAAGGACTACTACTGATTTCGATGCTGATCCTAGTAGTAAATACTATGATCCTAATCTTAGTGCACGATTACACGACCAAATTAATGGTGATGAAGAAAACGGCATAGTAGGAACAGGTATTGACACATCAAGTGCCAATATACAAGATGCTCTATCTAGTTTTAAAAACGATAAAACGAATATTAAAGATGGTGTAGTAAGAACAGACTTTCAAAGTAAATTAGGAGAGATTGTACAGAAGATAGAAAACACAGGTGGTTTAGGAAATGTAAATTCTGAATTTGCTTCTTTCACAACTACAACAGGAGGTCAGAAATTTGTTACAGGATATACATATGATGCAAAAAACCGAATGTATGTACCTGCCTTTGATAAAACAAAATTACCTCCTATGGGGATAGTAGAATTATATAGAGGTATAGATGATGCAGCAGCAACATTAATGGATGATTATGTAAACGAACAGCATAAAGAAAACTCTAATCCTGGTGAAGTACTTAATGCAACAGCCAAAGAAACATACGAGCAACAGTTTGTTTTATCTGAGATGAAGAAATTAACTCCTGGAGGGGCTATTGATAGTAAGACTGATAAAGAGTTTAGAAATAGACCACAAGATCCTAGTTCAGGAAGTGGTGCTGCGGTGGAGTTGCAAGTTAAAGCAGAAGTAGTAAATAACTTACTTAACAATGTTGATCAACTTAAAAACCTAGACCTTTCTCAGTTACCAGGTGGTAGTGAGTCGGTTCCTTTTGCACAGGTTGATACAAATGGTGATGGTAACATGACTCAAATGCTTGACATTTCAAGTTTCCAAAAAGGAAAATATAACTTGGGAAGATTTAGTACAGAAGATTTAGCCACTGGTGCTATGAAAGATACTTGGGGTTATCCTTCGAAAACATATATGGAGATAGATCCGGATTCAGGAGAAAGAACACTGTATTTTGAGGGATCGGATGCAAATGGAGATGCACAATATACTGTTTATAATGATAAAACGGCAGATCAGTTTGTTCAAAATATTAAAGGAGTTTGGGGATCAGGAGCAGGAGGTCAGAAGTATTATGATGCTTGGCAACATATAGCAAAAAAGAAAGGTGTATTGTCTAGAGATGCAAGTAACAATAAGCAAATATTGGAGACTGGAGTCACAAAAAAAGGTCAAGCAGCAGCAATTGTAAAACAAAAGCAAGCAGAAGACCAAGCACAAGAAGCAGGTGCATTTGATAAGGCTGAGTTACAAACCTCAATTTATAACGCTGATAATAATAATAAAGCAATTGACGCAGCACTACTGCCTGTAAATACTTTCTTCGCTAAGACAGGACATGAGTCTAAAGGATTAGTAGATAAAGACAATAAGCAGGTTACAGAACGAAAAGTTAAGTACGTGAAGTTTGATAGAGATGGAAACTATACCGGAAGAAGATTCTCTAAAAAATATGGAGTATTGTCTTATAGAGCAATGCAAGATGATGGATCATACGGGCCGGTACAAACTGCTAATATAAAAGTTTCAGCACTTATTAGTGAAATCTCTGGAGGACAAGGAGAGTTTAATCTTAATCAAGAAAAATAAAACATGGAAGACGAAGATATCTTAGGAGTTGATCCTTTTGTAGATTTAAGTATAGACGATAAACAAGATCAATTAACTATTCTTGCAGACAGATTAAGACGTGCAAGAGGAACTAGTTCTTCTAACTTTCAAATTGCAGATATTCAAAATGTTATTCCTGGTTTAAATCAGGAGCAATTTCAAGATGCTGTAACATGGGGTAATACATTCAATAGAGGACGTTACGAAGAAGGCGATGAATTAAATTCTAAGTTTCCAAACCTATTTCCAGAGTTAGAGGGTGTTCAGTTTCCTGAATACGAAAATAATAATGGAGCACTTAACGTAGTGAATTCTCAGGTAAATCCGGAAAACGCACAAGGCAAGTGGGCTAAGATACAAGCATCTATTGATAAAGGTACAGAGATGTATAATAATCAAGAGGTAGATGGTGTTATTTCAAACCCTAACCTAATGCCAGAAGGTACTGATGAATCGGTTAAGAAAAACCTTATTCAGTTTGGTCAAGTCTTAAGACAAACAGATCCAGAGTTTACAAATAAGTATAGTGGGGACTTAGCGGAAGGGGAAGATTATTTCTCTGATCCTAAGGCTAGTTATGAGTTTACTAAACAGGCAAGAAATTTTCAAGGAACAAAGTTTAAAGTTAATGCTCTTAGATATATAGCAAAAAACTATGATACAAATCTTTATGATTATGTAGAGAGAAACGCTGATTTTTTTAAATATATGCCTGAACTTCGTGAAGACGAAGCGTTCATGAAGATGTACAAGTCCCACGAGGACATGGCTACAAGTTATCATAATCACTTAAAGAACAATTACGGAGATTTTGTTTCAGCAGAAGCAAAAGATATGTTGCAGACCATGAGACTTAGTGGTGCAATGGGACCAGGTTTAGGTGGTGCAATGGGACCGGGTTACTTAGACACGTCAGTAATGGTAGGTTTAGGAGCAATTGTATCGACTTTAGGAGACTTAGCAGGTGGAGCAGTTGAATTTTTTGGAAAGCATGGAGATAAACTGAATCCGGGAGTATTATTAGCAGATGCAATTGGAAGTTCACTTGCTTCAGATGAGACAAATGCATCCTTAGCGGCTCAAGACGAAAAATTTGACAGACAAATTGAAGATGTAGCAGATAATATTTCACATTTCTTTTCTTCTGATAATTGGAAAGACACTGCAATTGGGCAGTTTGCCTATATCCCAGATCAAGTTGCAGGTGCATCATTAGCAGACAATCCAATGTATATTTTACCTATGACTTTAAAGACTGTAGGAGAAATGGCTCCGGCAATTGTAGCCGCAGCATATACAGGTGGTGGATCATTAGCAGCAGGTGCTGTAATGGGGGGTGACCAATTCTTTAAATCATATCACCAAACAAACAAAGAAGCAAGAGAATTAGGAGTAGATCCAGAAGATGCAGAGGCAATGGCCTTAAGTATAGGTGTGGTTACCGGTGCTACAGGTGCGATATTTAATAACCCTTTAGCAAGAAGAGGTGTTTCAGCAATGATGGGTGTACGTAGTAAGGCTACTAAAGAAGCGGTTAAAGTATTAGCAAATTCCGGAAGTAGACAGATGGCTATAAAAGCAGGTGGTAAAGCATATATAAAAGAAGTTAGTTCAGAGGAAGTAGAAGAACTAGTACAAGGTGGTTTTGAAAACTACCAAAAATACAAGTATGATCAAAGATCTCCAGAGCCTATATATGGTGTAGATAAGTTCATGGGTAAAGATGAGTTTATTAATACACTTATTCTTACAGCAACGGCAACTACATTAATGGCTAGTCCAAACTTGGGTGTGTCATCAACTCAAATGGAGAAAGAAGCCTGGACTACAGCAGGATTAGATTTTGTAAACTTTGAGAAATCAGTTCAAAAAGAATTAAAGAAAAAGAATCCTAGTTTTTCAAAAGAAACTGCTGAAGGGATGTTGGATAAAGCAAGACAATATGAAAATATTGTTACTCCTTTAAAGGATGCCGGTACTCCTATGAATCAGATAGTTGAAGAAGCGGCTCTAGTGTATGATGAAATGAATTCACCTGCTCCGCAAACTCCTGAATCAAAAGCAATAGTTGAGGAGAAAAAAGCAGACATCAAAAGTGGTATGCCTAAACCAGGTTCTATTGTTGATGGTAGTAAAGTTGTTTCTGTTATTGAAAGTGTAGGAGACAGTAAAACAGATAAAGAGTTAGCATCAAAGTTAGAGAACATACAGAACAGAACTTTTAAAATGAAGAGGGTGACCCTTGAAACTCTTTATGAAACAAATAAAGAATTCAAGAAGTTTGTAGATGAAAATCCTGACATGGAATATGATGGCAAGCAAAAGAATGCTCCTGCTGTTATTGATGAACAAGGAAATGTTTTAGATGGAATGAAACGTATGGCCGCTGCATATAACAGAGGTCAGAAACAAATAAGAGTCTTTAATGAACAGGAGATTCAAGTATCAAAAGAAGAACAATCTGATGCTGATAAAGAATTAGATCAAATACTAAAACCACTATCACCAAAAGTTGAAAATGAAGTTGAACTTTTTGTAGAGGAAACAATAGAAGTAGAAAATGTTCCTGAAAAATATGGTTCTGATGTAGTTACTCACAAAACAAAAAGTCGAGAGGCTGTTGAGAACTGGGTTAATGGAGGTCAGATCAAGGGTAAAAGAGAAACTGAAGGTAGTTTTACTGAAGGGGTTGCACCTAAAGGAGAGACTTCATTTAACGTTGCTAAGGCCAATGGTAAAGATGGAGCACCAAACTTTCAAGAAGGAGGTATTTATTCAAACACTGTAAAGAATGTTGAAGGTGGATATGTTGTGGTTTCTAAGCCTGGAACAGTAGATCCAGACAACTGGCAACCTAATAATAATAAAGTAAATAAAGCAACTCGAAAAGAAAGCAGAGGTATTGTTGTACCAAAACCTAATACTCCTGCAAGGGATATGTCCAACTATGATATATATAAAGTTGTAGATGGTAAATTGGTAAAACAAGATCCTAACAGTTTTAAAAGTGATTCTAAAACTAAATCGGATTCTAAAACTAAGACTGATCAAAAACCTCAAATATCTGGTATTGATCCTGAAACAGGAGATGTCTTTAGTGACATTAAAAAGTTAGCCAATCATTTTCAAAGAGTATTTAAAGGATCTACTGTCACTCTAGATCAGGAGGCCTTTAATGAAAAAGCAAGGGAGAATGGATTAGATCCTAGTAAAAATAAAGGTTTTAGAAACCGAACTACTAACGAGATTTTTATTAACCCTGAACTTGCAACATTAGATACGCCTATACATGAGTTCGCTCATATATGGGAAGATATGTTAGCGGAGTTAAATCCGGAGGCACATAAGAAAGCAATGTCTCTAATCAAGGGAACTAAATTTCATAAAGATGCTGTCAAAAACGGATACGGAGACAGGGCCTTAAACGAAGCATTAGTTCAAGCAATAGGAGAAAAGAGTGCTAAAATATTTAAAGATCCTAAGAGACAATCAGAGTTTGAAAAGATTATAAGCCAGGTAAAAGAAATTATTAAATCTGCTTTAAACCTACCAACGGAAGCAGACTTTGATATACAAACAACTAGTTTAGATGCTGTTATAAATTCTAGTGCAGAGAAAATTATGTCTGCTACTAATATAGATCCAGACTCTAAAAAAGAAAGTATAGATATAGATGCTATTGATGCACAGAGATATAAAAATCCAGAGCGTGAGGCAATAAAAGAGTTTAATAACCTAAAAGAAACTTTAGGCAGCGACCCTACTTTAGCGGAGTTAAATCCAGTCATGAAGGATGGAAAGTATCAGTTTAAGAAAACTAAAAGTGGTAAGTTACAAGTAAAGATTTCAGGTCAATCATATTCTTTAGTAAATGGAATTAATAAACATTTAAAAGGAAGTGTAGAAGAAAAAGTTGATCAGATTGGAGATAAAATTGTAGAGGAGTTTAATGCGAATAAAGATGTACCAGAAGTAGTCAAAGGATTAGGATGGTATAAGGACTTACATATTAGTATGAGAAATACTTTTGGTGGAAGAACTAATTTCTTTGGGAGATTGTTAGGTGCTACTTCAGGTCAGACTGATGTTCAGCAGAACTATAAGTATGCAACACAAGCCTTAGAAGCATATTCAAAAGGAGCATATGATAAGTACATTGAAGAATACAAAGACTTTATAGATCGTGTTGAACAGTTTGAAAACGAAGAAGAACTTAATGAGTTTTTCAATGAATATAAAGGAAGAGCAGTCAATGCTCTAAAAAAACAAGGCAAGACAGCATACAGCGAGTCAAGAATAAAGCCTGATCCAAAAGATATTAATGAAACCAAAAGGAAATTATTAAACCTATATCCAAAGGCAAATCCTTTATTTAGAACAGACAATCCTACTAAGTTGTACGGCATCAATAGTCCTGCTGCTGCTAAAGTATTGGCAGGTATATGGCTTAAACAAACTCAACAAAGCAAAACTAACAACTTCTATGAGAATGTAGTAGGGATGACAACCAATCCTACGATTGATTTGTGGGCTGCTCGTACCATTAGAAGAATGATTTACGATGGTAATGTAGATAGATATAGAATCGCAGAGCGAGCAGAACAGGGTGTAGATGAGAGAGTCTATGCTGCTGATGCAGGTGGAGTATCTGATTACCAACTAGCAGAGGGAGTAATAATAAATGCTTCTCAAAAACTAGGAATGGATCCTGATGATCTTCAAGCATACTTATGGTTTGCTGAAAAAGATCTTTGGTTAAAGAAAGGTTGGTCAAAAGGTACTGCTGCTAAGAAATCTGATTTCAGAGAAGAAGCAGGCAAGAGCGATATTACTAGATATTACTTAGGTTTAAGTACAGAGAGAGATCAGTATACAGATCCTGTATTAGAATCAAAAGAGAACTTAGATATAATAGAAGAGGAAAGACAATCAATTCAGAACGATTTAAGAGATGGTGACCTAGTATCATTAAAGGTTAACAAAACTCAAGGACAATACTTAATATATCCTGAAAGAAGTTTTGATGCTGAGATGATTGTTAAGTCAGGTCAAGATATGACTCCTGTTTTAAAAAGAGCATTAGAGTCAGCAAAGAAACATGAGCAAGAGTCTGTGTTTTTATCAGAGGTGTTACCAATTGATGAGAGAATGGATCCTGAAAGTGTGGAAAGAGAATTGGCTAAACGTCCAAACGCTCGACCTGCTGTTGAAATGCAATTTAGAACTCCTATGAGTTTTGAAGAAGCATCTACTTTTGCTAGAGAAAATTTAGACAAGGAAGGTGTTCAATTAGGGCCAATAAAGACAGACATTTCCGGTTATACTTTTATAACGAATGAAGCAGGAGATAAGGTCTTAGGTGTTAAGTATCAATTTGTTCCAGAGTTTGTATTTGAAAATGAAGAAGATATTACAGATGAAAATGTAATGCAAGCAGTTTCTGACTGGAGTAATAGTGCACAAGAAACTAAATTAAATTTGGAAAACAACGAGAATGTTTTGTACTTTTACAACCATTATGTAGATACATTCGTTGCTCATAATAATCAATACAACGAAATCTTAAATAATATAGAAAATGGATCAAAAGACTTATTTAAAGGAACTAGCAAAACACGTACAAAGGAATACTTCCAGTCCAAGGGAAGAAAATTCGAGTCAGGACAAGGCGATTCAAATATCGATGCACAAAGACAACAAGACGAAGGAGATGGATCCCGCTTCTCTGGAACTGTACAGACAGATGATGGCGGATCGATATCAGGGGTCCAACACCGAAGAATAGACAAACAAAGTCTTCCGGATCAGTTAACCTCATTCTTAAGTACTCTTAGTGATAAGGGTGCGTCTGTTTCCAAATTACTTTATGGTATAAAAACATACTCTCAGCGAGTAGATGGTAAAGAACTGTCTACCGAAGAAGCACGTTTAGTCCTTAATAAATTTATGGGAACTAAAGGCATGAAGCAAAGAGGGTTTGAAGAAAACTCAATTAACAAAGCAAAGAACGATGATGTAGGTAAGTCTGAAGTATATGATTGGGTAAATGAAAATCCAAACTATTACGAGACTATGAGTATGCAGGAGACTATGGAGGATATCATAGATCAAGTTAATCAACAAGAAGGAGGGTTTGAGAATGAAGGAGTTATAAAAGACTTACTTAAAAAGAATCCAACTATAAAGGAATTACCTAGAGTTCAACTTGCTAGACAAGCAGCACTTCATCACTACGGATTAAAGGTTAGTAAACTTAGATCTGAAGGAGCATCACAATCTGAGATTGACAACGCATTAGAAACAATGTCGGCTATTGAGTTTCAGTTAGCAGAGGATGGAACTTTATCCGGGCAAGCATCTGCTGCTCTAAGATCTTGGACCGCACAAACTAGTGCATCTTTGATAGATAGAACTGAAATTGCGATGGAGAAGTTTAATGAAGCCTTTGATAAAAGAGGAAGTATTGGACATTTTATTAATAGGCTGTTTGGAGGTAGAAAAACTAAGTTAGAAAGTACAACACTATCACCAGAGCAAAGAGCAAAAATTCAAGAGTTACATGAAATAATTAAAGAATCTCCAGAGAATAGTGAGTTGGCTAATGTTGCTATGAGATCTATGTATAAGTATATGGATTCAGTAGTACCATCATATTCATGGCAAGACACATTTTTTGCATTACAGTATGCGGCTATGCTTTCAGGAGCATCTACTCAGGTATTAAATGCTACTTCAGGTAGTGCTAATATAGTTTTACAGCCATTAATGGATATGTCTAGAGTTGATAGAATATTTACTGGAGGGTATTTAAATTTTATAAGAAAAATAGGAAACGGCTCAAATAGAAGAGGCTTATCTCAAGGTTATAATATGGCCATGGATATAATGAAGAATGGTGCTAGAGTAGATAAGTATCAGGGCACAGAATCAAATAATGAGTCTGGTCAATATAATGTTCTTGAGACTACAGAATTTAAAGGTGGTAAAGCGAATCCTTATAACTATTATAAGTTCGTAGGTAGGCTTTTAAACTCTACGGATAGATTCATAAGTAAGGTTGGTTATGAAGGTAGATACTATAATTATCTATTGGATCAACTTCAAAAAGATGGAGTTCCAAGAAACGAGTTAAGACAAAGGGCTGCTGATCTTTATTTAGCAACAGAGGTTAAGACACATGCTAAAGAGGAGATGGAGGCTTTAATGGATAGAATGCGTAAGGCAGATCCTGATACTGACTTTAGTAATATTGAAGTAGTAAGAGTAAGAGAACTGATGCATGAGGCAATGGCTAAAAGGTATAGTGAAGACTTTGTAAACAAGTCTGATGCTGAACTTGAAGTTATGAAAGAGAAGGATGGGTTTGATGGAACAATAGAAGAGTTTAAGGAATTTATGAAAGCCATGAAAGAGGCTGAAATAAAGGGTATTGCAACTGATGCCAACTTGGCAAGTAATGCTCAAGTGTTTATTGATAACAGAGGAGGTCCTTTCTATACACATCCTATTGCATTTGTAGCAAATAAAATAAGACAAGCATCTAATGATCCTGATAGAAGTTTCTTAGGTAAACTTGTATTAAAATCCTTTGTGCCGTTTACAAGTATAATCGGGTCCATTGGAGAATACATGATTGATGTTACTCCTGGATTTGGATTAGCAAGAGCATATGCTACTAAAGATGGATTGGGTGATAAGGGTACTAGGATGAGAGAAGAGCAATTATCTAGAGCATACTTTGGTACAACATCATTCTTAGGTTTAGCGGCATTAGCGGCCATGGCTTATGAAGATGATGATGAGAATCCTTTCTTTGAAGTAAGCGGTGGTGGATATAACAATTCAAACCCATACACAAGAAGTGATATGAAAAACGCTCCACTTCCTCCTTATACTGTAAAGATTGGAGATGCAACAATGGATTATAGAAATATTATTCCATTATCAATACCTCTTGCAATTATAGGAAACTATATGGAGACAATGAAAATGACAGGAGGAAAAGGTGAGGTGTTTGATGACATGCAAGATAGATTGCTTATTGCTTATGCAAACTCTGCTAACTTAATTATGGATTCATCTGTGTTAACATCTGTAAAAGATATGACAGAAGCAGTAACTAAATCATTTACTGGTAGAGGTACTCAGTACGATCCTAATAAAGTTGGTGATGATGACATGACAAGGACTTTACAAAGAATGGGTAAGTCTTCTATAAGATCTGTAGGTGGTACGCTTTTACGACCACTTCCACAGAATGCAAATCTATTTAGACAGGCAACTAAAATATTTGATGCTAATTCATACAGTGCAGGTGATGCTAAAAATGCTTTACTATATGCGGCAGGATTAAGTCAAGTTTTCGGTAAACCTAAGATAGATGCTTTTGGAGAAGAGGCTAAGAGTTACCCGGGAGAAACTGTAATACCTTATACTCATTGGAGAGGTATAAGAGGTGAAGATCCTCGATGGGCATATTTAGATAAATATAATGCTTACCCTGGTAAAATACAAAATCGTCCTCTAAGAGTAGGTAGAGATTTAAGAGTCCTAGAGCCGGAAGAACTTTACCAACACCAACAAACAACAGGGCTAGAGTTTAGCAAGATGCTTGTTAGGTATATGAATGGTCGAGGTAAAAAGGATGATAAGATTTTAACTCACACAGGAAAATCTCAAAGCATACATAAAAAAGCAATAGCAAAAATGTGGACTGCGGCTCAAGCAAAATCAAAATTAAAAAACCAAAAAGTTTGGAGACAAACAATACTAGATTAATTATGAGAAAGATAGATAAGATTGTAGTTCATTGTACAGCAACTCCTGAAGGAAGAGCCGTATCGGTGGGGGATATCGACTCGTGGCATAAGAAAAGAGGTTGGTCACAGATCGGATATCATTATGTAGTACAATTAGATGGTGAGATTAATTCGGGGCGACCAATAGAGATATCAGGGGCACATTGTAAGGGACACAATAAGACTTCTATAGGCATAACATATGTAGGAGGAGTAGACGCTGATATGAATGCTAAAGACACTAGAACGGATGCACAAATTAACAGCCTAGAATACTTGGTTGGTTATCTTTGTGCAAGTTATCCAGGGTCTGAGGTTTTTGGTCATTGTAATTTCTCCTCAAAGGCTTGTCCTAGTTTTAATGCTCAAGAAGAATACAAATCAATACAGGAAAAATATGTTCGATAATTTAGGTTATGTTGTAGCAATTTCAGAAAGGTTTAGGATTGGTCCAATGTTAGGTTGGTCATTCTATACACCTGATGAAGTTGAAGATTGTTATGAGTTAAACGTGTACTTTATATTTATAATGCTGCACATAAAATGGTGGGAAGGCGATGAATGAATTATCTGACAAATCAGAAGTTAAATTAGATATCAAGACGTTAGTTGGTATTGTTATAGGTATTGTAACAATTGCAGGTATATGGTTTGATTTAACCGCTAAAATTTCTGAAATAGATAATTCACTTGTAAGGTTAGAATATAATCAAACATTAAATGATGAGTTTAGAATTAAGTGGCCTAGAGGTGAAATGGGTGCTTTACCGGATGATGCAAAGCAAGATTTAAGAATTGAGTATTTACAAAAAGACATTGAGGAGTTACAGCAGTTAATTAAAGAAATAAAAAGTGAGTGACATGAGCAAACCAAAAAAGAAATTTAAAGACACGAAGGTGGGGAGATTTTTAATTAACAAAGTGCCATCTATATTAGGTATAGTAGGTGATGTATTGCCTGATGCCGGTGTATTAGGTATGGTTAAAAGTTTGATCGAAAAAGAGAGTCCTGAAGTACTACCAAAAGAAGATAAAGAAACAGCACTTAAACTTTTAGAACTTGATATTATCGAGATGCAAGAAGTTACAAAAAGATGGGAAGCCGATTCAACATCTGGATGGTTAACCGCTAATGTAAGACCTCTAACGCTTATATTTTTCTCAGTCAGTTATGTTGTTGGTTGGTATCTAGATTATCAATTAGAAGCAATCTCAGGAGTCCTCAGTTTAATTATTGGAGCATACTTCGGTTCTCGTGGAATTGAAAAAGTGATGGGTGATAACAGACATAAGTAGTAATCGTCTGACAAACTTATTAACAATAGACTTGTGTCCCAAATTAGGGAACAAACAAGAAATATCAAAAATACTTCTAAACCCTTTCTAACAGGGTAAATATCTAAAATTAAGTCGTATATTTGACTATAATTAACAATGATTAATAATTAGTATTTCGTTGTTTTATCGCCCCAAACATACAATAACTTTGCCCTAATGTTAATAACATCTTCTCTGGTTTTTTTAAATTGTGCATAACTTAGTGGTCAACCACCTAAAAGTAGTATAATATACTTAAGGGAACAAATTGGGAACCATGGCATTAACAATATGTACTAGAAATGAAACAAATAAAGATGGATCTGTATTATTACATGTTCGTTTTAAAACCAAACAGTTTGATAAAAAAATTCCCACTAAAATAAAAGTAATTAAAAAACATTGGGATAATAGAAACAAAAGACTTAAACCCAATCATCCTTACTATGACTTAGTAAATAAAAAACTAAAAAAATTAAGTAGGACTGTTAATGAACTCTATGATCAAAATACTTTCGCTGTTTTGACATACGAAGAGGCTCGCAATAGGCTTTTAGGTGGGTCTCGTTTGAACGATATTGTTTCATACATGGATCAACATCTTAAAAATCAAATTAAAGAAAATACTTTTAATTCTTACAGAGGGCAAATGTGTACGATTGCAACACATTTTAATGGTACTAGAAAAATTACGTTTGAAGAATTGGCTGATAAAAATAATTGGTTAAAACTAAAAGATAAATTTAAAGAACTACAAAGAAGTCCTGCTTCATTTAATTCATACAGGAGAGTTGCAAAAGCAGTTCATAACCATGCAGTAAAAGATGAGATTACATTTACTTCTTTTTCATACGTCAGAACTGTTGCTTCTAAAAAACTAGAACCAAAATGGATGAGGTCTGAAGATTTAATCAAGGTTATTAATGGTCTAGACGTTAACAATAATGAATTTGAATTTTCTGTTACCTCTATTTTAACTTACTTATTGCTGTTCTCAATGAGAGGACTTTATATTCGTGATATTCTTTTGTTATCAATGGATAGATTTGTAGACTCGACCTATGAAAATACAGAAAGATTTTCATTTGGTGAAAAGAACATGGTGTACAAACATAATAGATCAAAAACTAATAAAATGGGTCTGGTTTACATGGGGTTAGATCCTATTGAGGAAATTATATCTTTATTAAATAATATGATTGATCCAACATGTGAGTCTATTTTCCCTTTAGGTGGAGGTAAAGACTTAACTTTCTGGACGAAAATACAACGCAGGTTTAAAGTAATTACTGGGCATCCCTTTAAGTCTGTAAGAAAAGCATTTCAAACAACAGGATCTATACTTAGTGTTCCAGATGCTGACATGAGAGAACTCATGTATCAAAACGACAATACTATTTCAGTACATTACAAAGATACTCAAGCACCACAGATGCTAGAAAAGTATACAAAATATCACTCTGACATTTTAGAAAAATACAGAGTGAATGATATGTTTAAAATGCTGAAGGATAAATTGAAGCACTAGGAGATGATTACATTATTTGTAATGCAAGCCATCATTCCCATTTTGCCCAATAATATTCATTCTTTTTTCACTTAGATCTTCTTCTTTCTTTGTAATACTTATAAGTTTACTTATACCAAGTGTATCGTAGATCCTTGGACTTTTTGTAGATCTCTTATAGACTATGTAACCATCTTTTTTTAATAGACTAATTGCTTCTTCAATAGCGTGAATATCGTGTGCCATTTTTTTATGGTTTAAGTGTGATTTGAAAACCATCCAGAATGATCTCTAAAAGGTTTGTTTCTATTCTTCATATCCTCTGTTGGCTGTTTTTGATCTTTCAAAGCGATCAACAAAAGTATTAGGTATCCTGTAAGATCTTTAACAGTATCTTCAGTCTTATCATATATTCCTTTCTGTTTAATTCTAGATAATTTATCATCTATCCTAGCACATAAGGAAACTACTGCATTGCCCTCACTAAAAACATTGATCGGTGATGTAGCACTATCACCATAGTCAGCGTTTTTAGAGATGAGAAGGCTGATGATTTCAGCACCAACCCTCTCAATTTTTTCTCTAGTATCCATTAATTAGAATGGTAAATCAGCACCTTCTTGCTTTCCGTTGACAAAGTTTTCAACTTTCTGCTCATGAGATTTTGCCTTTCCATTTGGAATGTTTCCATCTGCATAAGTGATCTTCCATGCATTAGCATTAGCCGTTCTTAACTCTCCATTACGATCTCTGTAACTTCTAAGGTTAATAGAAACTGATACTTCATCTCCTTCTTTGTAAGCACTAAACAAATTTGCTTTAGCCCCGATTGCTTCAACAGGATACTCTACAGGATACTGAGTGTCTCCACCAAGTTCAACTGTTAATACTCTTTTTTCAATGTCTCCCTTTTGGGTTTGAATGGTTACTGCATCTGAGATGTTTTTGATGCGACCTTGTAATTCTAATGAATTTGACATAATTAAATAATTAAAGTGTTATATATATTCAGAAGTTTTGACACTTCTCGCCTGAAAATATTTCAGGACTTTTTCAGTTATTATGGTGTATTTATAATCTTATTACTAATTAGCATTTGTAGAAGTTCCATCATATCCTCTTTGTGTAGGATGCAATATTCTTTTCCTCCTGGTGCTTTATGAAAAATAATAGGGACATCTGTTGGCTGTATAACCATGTCCGCTAATACTTTTTTATACTGTGGGTTTCTCTTGTAGCATTTTGCTTGTATCACAAATGGTCCTGTGTTCATTAGATCTATACCACGATCATCCAACATCTTAGATCCATACCTTGAGGTAACGCAATCTGTAAATCCTAATTCTTTAAAGTCTTTGACCAATTGTCTTTCGTAATTGTGTCCTTTGTTTCTGTTAGTGTTTGCCATATTTATTAAAATCCTTATAAACATAAATCATCTTGTGCTTTACAAAACTTTGTATGTCCTTGTACTCTGTTGATTTATCAAATCCTTTATAGATTAAATAATAATCTTCACCATGTGCATTGGGCCTCATGAAGTATTCTTCTTTACCAGGAACAATCTCATCTATGTTAGCAAGACGTAAAAGTTGACCGCTATCAAACTTTTCTTGCTTACCGATCTTGCCGCCCCATTTATTTGTGGTCCAAGATACCCGGTGTAAGTTCTGATTATTGTCCTCTAAACTTCGGGAATTGCCCCGGTGCTGTCTCTTGCCCATTGTCGCTGTATTCATTGTAGCACGTTGTTGTTAAATTATATTTAAATTCCTGCATACCTGTCTTACCGGTAAACCTCCACCTGACTTTCCATACATGTACCTCTACAAGTTCTTTTTCAAAATCTCGATAAACAGTAATACCATTATCTACTTTGTTAAAGAAGTGGGAAGAACCACTTACGCTGTAACCTGAAGCGACTTCAACCTTCCCATTTTCCTTCTTAAGTTTCTGTGGGTGAGCAACTAACACTACACCACAATCAAATGACTCTTTAAATATTTTTATTTTAGACAACTGCATACCTGTATACTGATGCTCATTCATTCCTCGTTCAATCTTATGCTCTACGAATGCCCAATTATCTATGATTAAAAAGTCTATACCTAGTTTTTTGACTAATTCCTTTCCTTTGTTTAAAATCCCATCAACAGTTAGATCGTTGTCTTTTAGATTTATAAAAAAGAAGTGATCATTTATGAAGTCAATAGCCGGATCTAATTCCTCAGGTTGTAAATTATCTATAGATCCTTTACCAAACCTTTTACCTGAATACTTCTCAATAAGTTCAGCAACATGTACTTTAATTGGTTGTTTCTCAGCAGAAAATATTCCAAACTTCCTTCCCTTCTTTGCTAATTCTATAGCAACTTGATCTACAAAACTAGACTTACCATGTCCAGGGACTCCTGTTACTAAAGTAAATTCACCTGGTCTCCAAGACATTAACTCGTCAAACTTTTCATATCCAATAGTATCTCCCTTAGGCATACCATGATTATATAAGTTGTGTATTTCAGATCGAGAATCTGATGCTTTACTTACACCTTCCAGGGGAAAGGGTTTTGCTTGATCAATACAGTTAGTTAGTTCTTTTGATCCATGTTTAAGTAAAACATCATTGGCATCCTTACATCCATCTGGAAAACTTACTAACCAGACTCTTTCTTTTCCAAGCCTTCTCGATAATTCATCTCTTAATTTAATACCTGGAGCATCATTATCTAAAGCCAGGTATATTTTTTCTTTATTTTCAAACTCATCAATACTATTATCTAAGTATGTGAGGTTTTGATTTCCGGTTGATGCACCATTAGGTACAGAACAAGCGAACATAAGTCTTCCTTCCTGTGATCCGGCCTCATAAAAAGCCATAGCATCAAACTCTCCTTCAGTTATAATACACCAGGAAGCCGGTTTGATTAAGTCGAGACCATACATGATCAACTCAGATCCTTTATTTAATTTAAAGTTCTTCTGTGAATCTCTAAATTTAATATTGATCCTTCTACCTTTTCTTATGTAATTGAATTGTATAACAGGTCTTTCAGCAGACACCTGAGGCATATACTCTACACCCTCGGTAACTCCAAAGTATTCTATTGTGCTTTCGTTTATTCCTCTGTCCTTAAAAAACTTTAACACCTTGTCACTTAATGCAGATGCTTTTACAACAGGCATCTCATACTTAGTCTCATACTCAGCAACAGATCCGTTATCTCCGCAGTGATGACAGTAATAAGTTCCTGTCTCTACCCATACCCTAAGGCATTTTTCATTCTTATTCTTTCTTCTATCGTGTGAACACTTAGGACATTTAGTCTTTTGAGGTTCTGAGTTACTATTTCCATTGACTTCAATGCCAATGTCTTGCAGTTTAGATAAATTATCGCTCATATTATTGCTACGTTTCTTCTGTTGGGGGTGACCTTACTCGTTGTCTCCCACTCTTTATATTGTATTAGATACTTCTCTACGAATTTGTTACCAAAGATTACCTCAGGAGTAACAGAGGACTGATATTTTTGGCTCCAATTTTCTTTACACCACACAAATACATCTACCATCTGTGATCCTGTGACTAACTCACCATCAAACTTTTTAGATAAGATGCTTTTAAATCTCTTCTCATAAGTTCTTGGGTTGTATTTATGGTTAAATCTCTCATTTAGGTAGGATATAACTTCCTTACATACCTTCTGATATTCAAGAGATATCTTTGCATTGCTCTCGGATACTGCAACATCAAACCAAAGGGGAGTAGTTCTAAACTTTGGATGTGCTTTAGTGCCTATGTTCTCAACAGTGCCTTTCTCTGATAACTCTGTCATATATCTACTCATAGTCCTAGATGAAGAGTTTAACTCCTCCGCTAGATCTGTTAGTGTTTTATCGCAAAACCCATCTACTGATGTGTATTTGTATATCAGATCGCACAACATGTATGCTAATGGAGACAGGTCGTGTTTCCTAAGCACTTCATATATAATTGTTGTAGATCTAATCATCTTAGTAATATTTTATGGTAGAACAGCAAAGGGTTTTTCTTATTTCTATGTGACTCTATCTTACAATCAAGTGTTACAATTTCTGATAACTTAAACCCATCAGTTTTTTTAATAAAATCATCCCAACAGTTGACAGCAATGTATGAGTCTTCCAAAGTTTTTAACCATATAGTTTTAAATGAATGTCTTTCTCCATCTGTTCCATTTACTTCTTTAGGTTCGGACATAAATTTTATTTGTCCTAGTACAGTTATATTCATTTGATTTTATCTTTAATTATATCTGCAAGAGAAACTGATTTTTGATGCTCAAGTCTGATATGATTTAATATTAAGTTAGTTTTAGTGTAAAAACCTTTAGTTGTTATACTAGGTTCTTTAGTGTTAAAGTATGTATCCAATATTGACAAAAACTTTTCTTCTAAAAACTCAACATGAGACATTGGTTCATACAAAAACTCCTGGATCTCTTCCTTAGAGAAGTTGAACATCCTTGATACACCTACAAAAATGCATAGTCCAAAATATGAGTTGCCTTCCAATACAGGATCTACCTCTAGAGTGTGTGAGTTTCTAACTGCTAGGTTATTTAGTATTCCTTTTTTAATATCTAGTAATTTCATCTTAAAAGTTTAGTTTTTTTACGTCCTTGTATCTTACGTTAAAGGTCTTTCCCCAAACGATTCTACCACTATCACCAAAATCCACTTCTTGTGCCTGTCTGTGTAGTAATATTTGTTTGATCTGTTGCATCGCCAATTGTTTCCCGGACTTTGCAACCTTTTCATCCTCTCTAAATTGAATGTAACTCTGAGTCAGTTCGGTTATTTCTTCGTCAGAGTCTATCTTAACTCTATCTAGCATTGCTTTATGCTTAAAAGATAAGAACTGATCTAGGTCAACCTTGTACTCATTCTCAACATCCGGCTCTAAATGAGATATAAGTCTGTAAGCATCATTAGTGTTTCCTTGAACCCCTTCAATATCAATGATACCTCTTGCTTCCTGGACACTGTTATAAAACTTTTCTCCTTCAATAAGAATAGTTTCTTGTATGTTTTGATTAGCCTCAACAGTAAAAACATCCATATGCCTTCCATCCTTCAGGAAAGCAAACTGTCCGTAGTCATATCCTAAAACAAGCATATATAATTGGATCTGTGCTATGTAGTAAGGAGGTATTCCGCCTTCCCATTTATCTGCATTGTATCCTGAGATTGTTTTGATCTCCAATACACCTCTACCGGACATCTCATCGTGCTTTGTTATTTGTCTATCAATGTTAGCAAACAAGAAAGGGTACTTCTCATTAATGAAAATTGAATTTCTTCTGATGGACTTTCTTAATTTAGTTTTGCTTTGATAGTTATCTATCATTTCAATTGGATCTCCTGTCCAATACTGCCATAGATCAGCCACATAATCTTCTAACAACCTACCATGAAACATAATCTCGTTGTCTATGTTTTTCATGTTGGCTGTACCTACAGACTGATTCCATCTTGTGATCTTGGATGTCCAGGGATTAAGTCCTAATAAGGTAGAGGCATCAGATCCTCCGACCATTCCTTTATATACTAATGTTTTTCTTAATGCAACCCACTCTGCGTAAGGTAAGTTGGCTGTTGGTATTCTAGTTATCTTGCTCATATTTCACAGGTTTGTTTTAGTGACTCTCTAATTACTTCAGATATATTTTTGTTCTTTGATACACATGCCATGTGTAGTTTCTGAACCTCTCTTGGTGTAAGTCTAAAAGTAATTCTAGTTGATAATTTCTCTGTAATTCCTCTTTTCATCATTTCATTTTAGAAAAAGGGAGGCCTGGTAAGTGCGGATGCTCTTACTAATAATTCTTGTTGGCTTGAGGCCTCCCTAAATATTTATTTGCTTGCTTGTGCTATTGCCTTTTTAGATTTCTCGGCATTGATCAGGGCTTTTAATTCCTTGATCTGATCACTAGTTAAGAGTGATTTGTTAGCAGGTATTCGCTTTTCAACAGCGGTGTAATCCACAGTTACATATGCCAACATAGATTGGTATATATCTGATCCATTTGATGCTTTGTTCCTTTGAAGTTCTTTCGCTTCGTCTTCATCCATTATAGAATCCTCTCCGCTATCTACTATTCCAAGTATAAATAATGCACGATTCAAGGCTCCGGATTGGCATTTCTGATAAGAGAAAGGTTCGTTGGATTTCTTGTGTGCTATGCCATCTGCCACTATCACCTGTTCAGAATTATAAACTTTTCCTGTCATAACAATAATACTATCGTTCATGTCAACTATCTCAGTTTGTAGGGTATAGCCCTCCGGTCTAAAGTAATCATTAAAATAGTTTAATCTTTCAATCCATGGCACGATATCTACTCCTCTACCTATTGATGTTTTTTTCAGTTTTCGTTTCAGTTTCATTTGTTTGTTGGTTTTTTAAATTGTTTAAATAAAAATTTACTATATAATATTTTCTAGCGTGGAATAAGATGGATTCCCAGTCAAATTTCCAGTCTTTGATCCTACTGTCCATGCATATCTGTTCGTGATAGGTAAGCATAAATATTTTGAAATCTCTTAATGAAAATCTCTTACGATCATGAATAATTTCTTTGTTCTCGTAGTCAAATCTGACCATGTGCTTAATAGGTATTTCATGTCGTGGTAATTGTAATGTCTAATATTGATTAGTTATATAATACTTAGGTAAATGTATGACAATTATATACTACTTGAACTATAGTGTTGTTAATAAGTTATTAACTTGTTAACATTCGTGCTAAATATCGGTAATTATAATGTTGAGTATTTTTTTTGTTTTTCTATGGAAGATTTATTAGAGTGCTTTACGTATCTGTAGAATGCTGTTGATCCATTTGTGTGACCGCTAATATTCCTTGCCTCTATTTCACTTAAGCCTTTTGATAAGTGGTAAGTAATTCCGCTTGCTCTTAATTTGTGTGGAGTTATAATGTCGTAAAGAAATTTTTCCTCATGCACAGGATTCCCATTGTGATCATAAGTATATACTATTTTCTTTTCGTGTAATTGTTTATAGGATTTAAGCAACGTTTTAAGTTGAACTCTAAAGTATTGTTGAGAATGAGAAAAAGATCCCTTCCCCTCCAGGAAATCACGAACATCTTTTGGTAAATAGAAAGATGATATAGATCCGATTCCTTTTTTAGTTATAATAGTAACTTCGCTTCCATCGGATGATGCCTGGAAGTTTACCAAATCACTTACCCTCATGCAAGAGTATAGCATTAGCCTGGTATAGTACCAAACATCTTCGAGTTCGATTCCCGGGTTGTTGTTATGTATTAACTCTACCTGTGTTGGATCTAATGCAATGACTTCTGTTTGTAACTCTCTCATACTTTGTAGCCCTGGGAACATATATCCGTAATATGCTTCTGCTTTCTTAAGTGTAGTTCGTATGATCTTAAGGTGTGTTTTTCTAGTGTTATGGTGTTTACAATCGTCCAACATAAGATTTAGATATTTATTTACATGTGACTGTAAATTTCGGGTGACCTTAAGTCTATCCTTTCTATTGTTAACGTTATTAAGATCTAAACTCTCTATGTCAAAGTTAAACTTATAGGCAGTCATCTGATTATACACTTGTCTATAAGAGGTAATAGTAAGATTGGAAAACTTCTTACCATAGTTTAAAATAGATCCATCCTCTAATAGAGTAATGACTTGCTTAAGTAATGAGATAAAACTGCCTGTATTCATAGAAAGGTTTTTTTAAAATTGTGTTATGTGGGTTATAGAACTAACTAGAGTTATCTAATCGTCATCGATGATCTCATCTATCTTATCGGCTACAAGACTATAGTATTCTATAATCTTGCATGACTCCTCAAAAAATAGGGGAGATGCTCCTGTTTTCTTTTGGTTTAATGTACTCTTCTTGGCTTTGGTTCCGTAGATATACTGACATACCTCTGTAGTTGGTATTTCCGGAATTTGAAGTAATGCGTGTGCTTTTTTTCTAAAGATGTCTTGCGATCTTTGCCTCCTTGGTTGTTTCTTCTTATTTCTCATTTTGTTTAGTTAATAATGATACAATTGTAAGTTGACAGACATAGGATTTCTTATGACCCGATCATCTTTATTTTGTTTACAATCGTATTTCTATGTGCCGACTACATCTATGTAATCAGACTTGTACGCTAGTTAAATGATAACTAGGGTGTTAAGATAATGTTTTTTACTTTTACTTGCAAGACTTTACCAATAGTACGCTGTAAATCCTTTGAACAGTTGTCGTCTTGAATTATCTTATGTAACAATTCATTATCGATTGGGGAAAGCAACTCGTCTACTTTATCTGTAACTTTAAAATGTAGGGATCTTAACAGCATCTCATATTTTTGTTTAATATCCATTGACTCTGTTTTTAAGTTTACAAAATCGACAAGGATATCTTGACTGTCAATGATGTTGCTATCAAATTCTACACTAGATATTACTTGCATCACTGCATTGTAATTCCTTCTAAATTCCTTATCCGTTTCAAATAAAGCATCAAAATGTTTAAGACCATGCAATACTGTAGCGTGATTGTTGTTGAAATATTTTGATATCCTTATATAAGTAAGGTTCAACATCTCTCTACATATTTTATAAACAATTCTCCTGGCATCAACATTTTCTCTTGCTCTATCTTTAGCGTGCGGATCTGCTTTAGTTACTACTGCTACTGCATCGCAAATAATATCTATATCGTGGTTTACTGTGGTCATATCTTTTTTCATTTGAGTATTAATTAATTTTTAACTTTCGTTCATCGTCTGACAATGCTAAATTAAGCATTATTTATATTTAATCTGTGAACTTCTTTGTTATATTTTTACTATCGTTCATAGAAAAAGTATCCCATATCATTTTTTTACCTCTTAAACTGTGAAACATATTGTTTATAAATTGCTCACTTGTTCCTTTAGGAAACATCTCTTTTATTTGTGCTTTTAACTCTTGATCTTCTTTACTGCTCATCCCCTTGTCTTGTTAAAAATTCTTGTGCTAGTATTCTTTCTTTAATGTCAAGTACATCATTCATGTACACTGTCGTTTCATCTACCAGGGCTTGAACCTCTAGAAGTTGTGCTGTTATCTCTTTTAAATAAACAAGAGATCGATCCGGATCATATTTATATTTCCTGGAGATCGTGTCAAGGACATTCGTTTTTATAAACTTTCCCATTTTAATATTGGTTCCCATGCTTATGAATTTAATTGTTTGAATTGTATTGTTAAGTTCTCTTTCCAATGTTCCTTATCGTTAATGTATTCATCAATGATCTTCGCTACCAATGGAAGTTCTTCGACTCCTAGCATTGAAAGTTTAGTTACTAAATTGTCTATATGGTTTTGGATATTCATATAAAACTGCTCATCGTTTTCAGCGAACAGATTAATATACTTTTCCAATTCCTTTTCCAATTCCTTTTCTACCTGGTTCACCTTATGCTTTAAGGAGTGCTTGAAAATTGATAGTTCCTTAATATCGTCTAACGCTTCAAGCATTAACTGTCCGTAGATCACTGCTTTCGTTACGCTGTAAAATACTTGCTCTTGTTCTTGTTTCATAATTCTACTTCTTCAACATTAAATATTCTACATAATTTATTATAGGATTCTATTCCCGAGGATGACATTCTCTGTGTCTCCCATCCAAGATCTATTAATTGATCCTGGACTTCTGTTAGTTTTTTACTTGTTATAACTGCCATTGTTTTTGATTTTAGTATGCACTTATTGGCATAGATTGATTTTGACTATATGTTTGCTCAAGTTCCTCACCTTGTAAATAAATTGGTGCTGTCATCCTGTGCATGATCTTTGCTAAACTGTCTGCGAGATCTACCAGGTGTTTAGACTCATCCCAATTTTTAATTGTACAATCGTTACCAATTCTACCTAAAATTCCACCTCCTAAATAGTTTTGGTAGGCTGTCATTTTTTCTCCTGGATAACCCTGATTTTCTAGGCATATTTCTATACCTCCGCCTCTAGTAGTTACCTGTTGTCTAATAATATTTAAAGTTTCCATTATACTGAGGTGTTTAAGATTGCGTAAATCTGATCAAGACAATCGCTGTCTGTTGGCTGCTCCTCTTCTTTGTCTGCTTCATATTCAATAGCATCCATAATCGCATCCAAAACTCTCATCATTCCAAATCCCTCTGCTTTTTCTGTAGAGTCTCCATTGTCTATTAATTCCTGTGCTTGTTCTCTCATGCTGAAACGATCCGGGGTGACCTCATCAGATTCAATGATCTCAATCCAAGGACATGCTTTATTGTATAGGGAGAGAGCAAGAGACTTATTACCTATAGCAGTCATAAGAATATTTAACTCGTTACGTTGTGATCTACCATTTCTATATACTCTAGGATCTTCTGATCTTTCGTAATACCAATCGTGGTTTTTTAAGGCTTTGTTTAATTTGATAATCGCATTAAGGTTTTCAATAGTCTGCATTGTAATTGTTTTTTAGTTATACAAAGACGCTTCTCAGCGTTTCGCCTGGATCTCACAGGCTCGTCAGTTTGTTTTATTTTTTTACGTGTAGAATGAAATTTGCTACTGCATCTACGACATCTTGAATACGTCCATAAGGAACGACATCCAATAGGGTCTCTCTGTATTCGTTATCAAGAAACCTTTCATCTCGACTTATTTTTCCTACTACAGGCATGAGCCAATCCCAAGAGGTGTGGTATTTAAGTTCATCAAGGTATATGATATCATTACCTTGTGGGGTTTTTACTATCATCATTGACTTGTCGTTATCATCAAAAATCATATCCATGTATTCTGCTATCAATCCGTTATAATAATCATTTGCTGTAATTATATTAATACTATCCATTGTTAGCCTCCTCTCTTTCAGTTAATTCATTATCGTATGCAGCCAAGTCTATAGCAAACCAAATCTGCTCCATTGTTGAATCGTTGGTTAGTGCATCGTATAGCACTTCTTGTGCTTCGGCTTCAGTACAATCATACCTTCCAAATACATCTTGTGTTGTCCAAAGATTGTCTATAAATTTTCCTCTTGACTTTAGTTCTGCCATTAGGTCTCCTGTACTGTGTTCCTGTAATATTTTATTGTTTTTCATATTGTTGAGTTTAAATTGTTTGTGTGTATAATTCGTTTACTATTTCTTCGCCTATTATGTAAGTAATCATGTTTACCAGGGCTTCAGAATCTTGATAAGATCTAACAGATTCAGCACCAAAATTCTCTCTTTCGTAATCTTGCACAAAGTTGAGACCATCAAAAATATTGATGTCGTGACTCTCTAGCCATTGATTACAATTGTAGTAACCAATTAAATAATAGTCCTGGTTAAATGCCTCCTGGTGTAAATCGTTGTCTTCGCTATTCCATTTAACATCGTTGTTGTCAGCGACAAAATCATTTAGGTACTCTTTTAATTCATTTTTAATTGTTGCAGTATTCATATTGCTTAGTTTAAATTAGTATTAATCAGACTTCCCGGAGGAAGTTTCGCCTGGATCTCACAGGCTCATCAGTGATCTTAAGCCTGGGCTGTAATGTTGTCCAGGGTGTCTGCTATTGCATGTAGATCTCTAAGCATGAAAATATCATGAGAATATAAACGATCTGCTTCTGCTCTAAGGTTCGTGTAGTAATAACCATCGTAGATTCCGTAAAGAGAGTTAACCAGGTCAGATGCTCTGAAGCCTCCGTTACGTAAGTTGTTGATCGTTGTTTGAATGAAAGACATCATCATTGGATTGAAGTTTGAATGTCTGTCGAATCTTGCTGTGGTGTTGTAATTTGAATTTGTCATAATAATAATATTGAATAGTTTAAATTAAATTGGTAGTTAATAATTGTTGCTTCTTAAGAAGGCTGCGGCTAATCCGATTGGTAATGCGATTGCTATTAAGATCATGGCTTATTGGTTTACAGAGTTAATAAATCTTAAGGCTTCTTTTTTGCTAGTAAATTCTGTACCGCCTGCAAAAGGCTTATGTAAATCTTCTTGAAATAGTTGATTGAATGGATCAGAAGGATCTTTGTAGTAGTTGAAATCAACACCATGCTCGCCCCAATTACTGTATGATATTCTAGCGTTGTGGACATTGATACCTATGAAGTTTGGAAGGTATTCTGTTTGCAGTTCTGTACTTAAGTAATTCATAATTTCAGTTTAAATAATTGATATTCAGTTAATAAGCGTTTCGAGTGTCATACTCGTTGAACGATGGTACAAATATAACAACCTTTTTTATTAACAACCAAATGTGAATAACACTTTTTTTAGTAAATACCTCTGTACAACCTGTAAACGCTAGGAAAAAAACTTTAAAAAACTTTTTGCACGATAGTAAATCACGCACGATTTTCGCACTATTTCGTCCGCCCGAGATTTTTTTTGGGGGGTAATTACTATGAATTGGGTAAGGGTTCGTGCTACCAGGTAACACATGTAAGTATTACCTGGATCAATTTAACGAGGGTAATTTTGGTTACCTGGGAGAGGCTCGAACTCTCAACCTACAGATTAGAAGTCTGTTGTTCTATCCAATTGAACTACCAGGCAATGTGCTTTACATATGATCCGTATCGTGTAAAGGTTTTGGGGTTTTCTTATCACATCATTTTGGGGTGACCTTATAGAATTACTATAGGGGAGTATAAAGATCACGTATAAGGTAATTGTATAGTCTACGGACTTGTAGTCTTCCGGATATTGTAATACAAAACTGTTGTCCCTTGTAAGATTCTTTCTTTGTTAACCTATCCACGAAACCTAGTTCGATCAACTTCTTGTGTTCCCTGTACACCGGGTATTGGTTCTGCTTACTACTTAACCAATCCATCTGATCACATAGACTTATTACCTGTGGCATTGTATAGAAGGTGAAGGACGATTTACATTCACTCTCACGTATTGCACATGCTAGAAATACCATTACAGTTCTGTACTGTAGTTCATTGTCCAAAGACTTGATATACTTATTTACTGCACGTTGATGGCTGAAGAGTTCGACTATCTTTTTCGCTACTACCATTGACCTAAGATTATTACAATGATCATACATATTAGACCGGCAATGATCGTCCAACCTTGGACTATTAGATTGCGTTGTACATGCTCCTCGTCACGTCCTTGGCTTAGTCTATTTCTTATGTCATTCATGTTACTATATTTTGTTTGATTTGTTTTGTAAGAATTCTTGCACAGCATTGCATCGTTAACGTAACCACGTCAATTCAAATTCATTTAGGCATTGATCGGATCCGTAACGTTTCCTTTCTTACAAAATGTCCAGGACAAAATGCATCCTGGTGATATAATAGGCCTGTGTAAATGTATAACAGACTGAGGGTCAGTAGGTAGGGGTGGGTTGTTGCTAGTCCTAAGTGGACTAATTCGATCTTTAAAACGTTTTTTTGCCATGTACCCGGTCTTTCATTCCCATTCTCCCATTTGCCTCTGGCCCACCATATATTAGGTGTTATACCACAAAAACATCTACAATGCCCTTCTGAGCAAATGTAAGGAACTTTAATTAATTTTAAATGGTATTATGCCGGTCTGTTTTTTTAATGATCTTAGAACCTAAAAAAAAATGCAACTACTCAAAAGATGTATAATATTAGTTTAATTTATAATACTAGTATATTATATAGTATATTAAATATATTATATATATATTATAGAAAGGCTAGCCATTTTGTCTACCTATGCTAGCCAGTATGTCCACCAGTGTATATCTCTGTTAACTTCTTTTGTTAATAACTTTATGCACGAAGGTTCATCTTTATTTATCTTAGCACCAATGAATATGATTGGGCAAAGAATAGCGGTTAAAGTTTCTAAGAAATACAACGATGAGGTTGAATTTTCAGGAGGCAATAAACTATACTTAGATGTATCATACAATCCAGAACATCACGTAACAATATGTGGAGAGGTCGTGGCTTTACCTAGAGGAGAGTGGTGTAAAAGCACTAATGGTAGTTTTATAAAACAGGAGATGCAAGTAGGCGATATGGCTTACTTCAATTATCTAACTGTGAGTAAAGACAATCTTATTACCGGAGAGGATGATGTTTATTTAGCGGACTTAGAAGAATGCTTCTGTTTTGTACGAGGTGGATCTTTGACTGCTATTGCCAATCACGTTCTTATCGAGCCTTACATGGAAGAGGAAAAAATTGGATCTATTATCATGGGACCACCCAAGCGTAGCGAAGACAAAGGTTACGTAAGGCACATAGGTACACCATTGAAAGGCAAAGAAGAACTTGGTTTAAATAACGGAGATACTGTGAGATTTCACGAACGTAACTCTTTTCTAAACAAAATCGAGGGTGTTGAATATTACGTAATGCATCAATCAGATATTTTAGGGAAGGAACTTAATGGACGCAATATATAGCATACCAGACTGCATATTCAATCATGCAAAATTATACGTTGACACAAGAGTCATGGCAAATCGTGACCACTACAAAAAACTTTATTGGAAGTCTAGAAGTTACAAGTACAAGCACCCTATTTTATTTGATGAACCTGTAGACAATGAGTTCTACACCGACTTCAAAGGAATATTAGGGGAACTTTTAGTAAGGCATCATTATGATTTAAAAGGCATTAATTACACAACCTCAGCATTTGTTAAGGAAAAAGGTGTAAGTGATCCTGATCTTATAGTTGATGGAAAGAGAATAGATGTTAAGGGTTGTGAGAGATCCCTGAAGGTAAATATGTTTACAATAGATAAGTTGGATGTTGACTTTGTATTGTTTGTTTTATTCCTATCAGATCACAGGTATATGTTAATGAATTTTGAGAAGGAGAAGATTAAGACATGGCCGGTAGTAACGATTAATGACAGAAACAAATATTTTGAATTTAAGGTGGATAAGCGACAGTACAGATATGTCACCCCAGATCTTAATACCCCCGAAAAAAAAATCGAAGATGAGTAGACTAAAAAGAAAACCGGGAGAAACATTACAAGAGTGGGTAAACAGAGTTAGTAAAAGAAAGCCGTACCAACTTCAAGACATAGATATACTAGCGTTATCTATAATTGGTGTTGCAGTGTTGTGTGTACTTATTATACAAATCGTTTGGTCATGATTAAAAACTTTTTAAAGCGTTTAGTTAAACCACGAAGACTTACCCCCCTAGAAAAAATTTCTCAGAGATTGGGATACATGGGAACAGCGTTTATTATGATGTCACCATACCTACTCAAAGTGGATGATGTTGGGGCATACACCTATCTAATTGGAGGCTTGTTGTCATTACCACAGGTATTTATTGCAAAGCAATGGAACATCGTTGCTGTTAATTTAAATGTTATTATCGGATACGGAATATATTTATTTACACTATGAAAAATCACACTAAAGTATATCACGAATCATTTTGTATCGAACCAGGAGATTGGATTGGATGTGAGGTGTGTGATAGAACTGCTGTAGATATTCATCATATACACCCAAGAGGAATGGGCGGATCTAAAGAAAAGGATACCCCCGAAAATTTGCAAGCGTTGTGTAGGGAATGTCACAGTTACTTTGGAGATAAGAAACAATTTAAACGAATGCTAATAACTATGCACCATGAAAGAATACAAAACATCTACTGAACCTGGAACTCAGACTAAAATGCCTGTACCACAAATGTCTAAACAAGACATAGTGAATAAGATTCTAAAACTTAAGTTAGAACATCCATATCATCCTAGTATACCAGGACTACAAGTTTTATTGGATAATTTATAGGTTACTTACGATACGTTCGATCTTGTCGATCACAGTAAGTTTCACACCATAAAGTTCAGGTGCGTTGGCACTTTCTAAGCAAGACATAACATCTAGTAATAACTCTAGTTTTCTTATTGCTAGTACATCAACTGTTTGTTGATCTGATATAGATACTATATTATCTTCTGCCATATTTTTAATTTTTATGAGCCACAACCAATACAGTCAATATAAGAATCTGTTGGTTTAACTCCATTAATTTTCATAGTTAGGTTATGTATCTTATCAGCAATTTCCATCTGCTCCCCAAAATCTGAAGTCATTGACTTTAATATCTCTAACTCTTCCACTTGTTTTGTCAAGTCTACATCTGCCATCTCTAAGCGTTTTTAATTGCGTCACCAATTGCGTTATAATTAACGTCACTTGCTGCTACTGTTTTAGTTGCTTTACCATTCTTGTTTCCAAATGTACTTGCTAGTTTTTTCGCTCTTGCTGCTGCTTTCGCTGCCTTTGCTGCTTTTGCTGCTGCCGTTGCTCCTTTTGCTAATTTTGCAACTTTTGCAATTGCTAATATTGGTAATCCCATAATTTTTAATATTTAGGTTTTGGTTTTGAAGTCTTTGGTTTGTCCTTGACTTTTTTAATTTTTTTGTATAACATAATTTATTTATTTAATGACCGGCATCGATACCTTTGTCTAATACTTCCAGTATATGCCTAAATATTTCTTTTTCTTGTACTCCAGTTACATCGGTTCCATTTATAAGAAGTCTGTAATGGTCTTTTTTTTCTGTTTTTCTTAATTCTACACTGTTACTCATAATAATTTGTTGTTTAAGCGGTTCTACTATTGTTGTTTTTCTTTGGAAGTCTACTCTTTTCTTTTCTTCCTTTATTTATAGATGATAATTCAAAGCCAACTATTTTACCATTTTTATGAGAAGCATCTAAACCATCGCCATTACCATAAGTACCTTTATCTCTATTGTACTTTTTAAGTAGGGTCCTGTATCTTATCATCGCAGGGGAAGACTGAAACTTTTTGTACTCGGCTTTATAGTCTCTTTTTGCTGCCATGCTTATTTTTTCTTTTTAATCGTTTTTCTCTTCTCGTCCAGTGCTGCTTTTTGTGCTAAGAGTTCTTTTGCTACTGCATCATAACCATCTTCACCTCGTTTGTAGACTGTTCCATTTTTTGTTATTTCATCACTTGTTCCACCTTCATACGCTAGTCCAGTAGCACCCGAAAGGGTAGTTCTTGTTACTTTAGGTTTATCCTCTTCAACAACCGGAGTTTTTTGAATTACTTTTTCAGCAGCATTTGAAACAACCTCTTTTGCTTTTTCAATAACATCAGGAGCACCATCTATAACATCTGATGCAACTTCTTTAACAGCGTCTACACTTTTCTTGAATATAGATTTAAACTTACTAGGTTTTTTCGTCTCGTTATACTTAGCCTTTGCAATAGCCTTTTTCATTTTCTGGTTTAACTTCCATGCTTTGTGATGTTGGCCAGATTCTTTTAAGTATACAAGTTTTGCTTGTATTTCTTTTAATTCTTCTTCATCCATAATGTTATAATCTAAAGTTTATACCGGCTTTAAGAAAGACTAAGTTCTTATCCCAGAAACTAGTTTTTTCGTACTCAGTAAATATTCCTATGTTTTTGCTTATGTTCCATCCAAAAATAACTCCGTAATTGTAATCTGTCCAGTTATCTTTTCCTATAAATGTTTCATAACTGTAAGCCTCATTACCAAGTATGTGTTGATGCTTTGGATAAACATTACCCCAGGTATGAATCCACCACTTGTCTCTGAAATGATAATAATCAGCACCGATCACAGCACTTAAGGTTCCTAGAGTTCCAATAGCGTTTAACTCGGTAGAATTATAATCATTAACAATATCTTCATAATCATTTCTACGGAAATCTAAATCTGTGTCTGCAACTCTTTCTCCATCTTGATTAGACCACCACCAATCATAGTTATCTAACTCACCATCATTATCATAATCAATACCATAGTAATTATCTTGATAGCCATACTCATATGCTAAATCCCACCAAGGAAGATCTTCTAAGTATGATGCAATTGGTGAAAAACCATAAGGTAAATGAGTTCTTATTGCTGCTCCTGCTGAAACACTAAACTTTTTACCAATTGGTAATCTCAATCTAAGGTCAGCAGTTTTATAATCTAAATTTATTAAACCATTTTGTTGCATTTCAACTTTAGCAACCCAGTATTTAGCAATGTATCTTATAAAGTATCTTTGACTTTGAAATTTTCTGTTCTGTTGAGATCCTTTTGAATATTGAAATAAATATTCTAATCCTTTTATAGCACCTACGTTACTAGATAAAGAAGACAATGACTCAGTGCCATCATAAAACCTTTCTGCTTTGTTTTCATAATCCATTCTTGCAATCTTTCTAATACCTAATGTTACCATATAGTCATTTGATTGCTCTGGTGTAACATCAATAAGGTCGCCCCCTTGTGTTACAAAATATTGTGATGTCTGTGTTAATGGACTGCTTTCTGTATAACTGCCAAAGACAGTGCTATACTTAAAGATCTCTTTAATTACTTGTGCATTAAGGGAAGTGCTAAAGAGCACTAGAATTAATAATATATTTTTCATGCTTTAAAACTTGCTTTCTATAAGTGAGTTGACTTTTTCTTTTATTTGTTTCTCAGAATCTTCTGGGAGTTTCATGCTAATACCGCTTTCTAATCTTAAAATTTCTTTTCCGTTTGAAAAAACAATAACTGTAGGCAAGTACTTAACCTCTTCTGCATCAAATATTTTTTTATCTTTTTCTATTTTAAAATTATAGAAGAAGTTATTCTTAAATACCCTTAAGTCTAGATCTGCATCGGAAGTGAAACTAGATGAAAATTGACATATACTTATATTATCTTTATATTCTTGGCTATAAGCCTGGAACCCAATAAATAACAATAATATAAGTGTTATCTTTTTCATTTTCTCGTTGTTAATTCATAGAGACGAGCATCCATTTTTTCTAAATGATTTTTAATCTCATTGATATCATCTTTAATATTGTTAACGTCAGATTGAACACCTTCAACTGTAGATCTAATTAATTCATCCTTGTATGAAAATTCTATTTTAGAGACTTCAGGGGCAGGAGAATTCATTGCTTTCTGGATGTCAGCCTGTAGCGAGAACCACATTGTTGCCAAACTAATAGTGAATGACACTATAATCCCAATAGTCTTTAGGTCTAACATGACCTTGGTTTTTTCATTTATTTCATGAGCCATTGAAATTCTTTTTTTTATGGACCTACTATTATTTCAAGGTCACTTTGATTCTAATTAATCTTTTGGTATAATTATCTGTCAATTAAACGATAATGCTTCAATCAACAAAGCGTAAATATAATAGTTGCCTGTAGTTATAGACTAAAAATTTTGTACCCAGAACAGTGTAATGAAAGCGAGTGGTAAAATTTGATACCTAGCCCATGTAATTCTTATATTTTTACCAAAACCAACAATATGTCTTTAACAGAAATCTTCAACACTGAAGACTTTAGGAAGATGATATTTAACCCATTTAAGGTTAAAGGATCATTACAAAAAAAGTATCCTAAAATGAAAATGTTTAGCAGTTTTCAATCTGCTGACGATCAGATGATTGCATATGTTCTGTATGTATATGATCAAAACACTCCAATGAAAGAACAATTTCCTGATCTTAAAATAAGAAAAGAACAAGCCGCAATTCTAGCCGGATTCGACTTAGTTAAGGATAATGAGAAATTGCATGATATGTTTTTCTTTCTTTCGGATCAATTAAAGGATATGGTTGATGAGTTTTTAAGAAAACAAAACAATCGAATTTGGTCAATGATAGTATCCAATGAGCAGACGTTTTTTGAATACCAGAAAAAATTATTAAGTCCTGTAGAAGGGGATAAAGACAAAGATATATTACAAGCGTTACAAATAAAATCTAAAATCATGGATGATTTAAACACCATCAATGATAGGTTAGATGCGTATTATCAAAAACTTTATGGAGAAGATCAAGAGTTATTGAAGACAATAAAAGCAGATAAAAGGTTAACACCAGAATTCATTGCTAATTTATGATAGTAAACATTCAAGGAGTAGATTTTACGTTGCCGCCAAAAGGAAAGGTGTTTAATGTAATTTCTAAAGAAGAAGAGAAGAGACCTATAATAACTAGTTCTTCTATAAAGTCAGATCAGGTTTGGATAAGAACTGAGTTGCCTGAAAACTATACATATAAAAGAAACGCTGAATTATTGCGTCAAGCAGAGGATAAAGATTTTTTTGATGTGGAGTTAGAAAACTTTAGATCTCAAGAATGGGATAGAAGGTTAAATGGAGTTTGGTTTATGAATAATGGTAAGGCTGAATACTTAACCGGTATGCATTACCTTTTTTTAAATTGGTGGAAAATAGATATAGGATACCCTAGTTTTAGAAAAGTAGATCAGGAGTATTTTTATTTTTTACAAGCAACTATTAATGATCCTAACTCATTAGGCATGATAGAGTTAACAAAACGTAGGCAGGGAAAGACAGTAAGAGCCGGTGTGTTTATGTTTGATTTGATATCAAGATCTAAAAACAAGAATGGAGGTATACAGTCTAAAACAGCAAGTGATGCTAAAAACAATGTATTTGCAAAGTCTATTGTAGGGCCTTTTAAAAAACTACCAGATTTCTTTAGACCAGTATATGATCAGTCTAAAGGGGTCACCCCAACATCGGAATTAAGATTTTATAGAACTACAAAAAGAGGAAAGAAATCGTTAGAAGATTTAGGTAAACCAGAACTTGAAAGCCAAATTGATTGGAAGAGTTCAGAAAAATATGGATATGATGGAACAAAATTACACAGATACCTTGGTGACGAGGTTGGGAAAACTATGGAAGTGGATGTCTGGGAAAGGCATAACGTTGTACGCTTCTGTTCGGAATTGGATGGTGAGTATATTGGAAAATTACTTTACACAACCACTGTTGAGGAAATGGAATCAGGTGGTGAGTCATTTAAAAGGCTATGGGACAACAGTAATCAAGAAGATAGAAATGTACATGGTAGAACTCCCAGTGGATTATTTCGATTCTTTACTCCCTCATATAAAACCTTATACTTCGATAAATATGGTCATGCAGATGAAGAACGTGCTAAGGACTATTATTTGGCTGAACGTGCAAATCTTGTCAATGATGATCGTGCTTTGTCGAGTATTATTAGAAGGAATCCATTTACGATTGAAGAGGCTTTTAGAATAGATGGGGAGAAATCTTTATTTAATGCAATGAAATTAAACGATCAAATAGATCGAATATCCTGGAATGAAAACCTATACACAAGAGGAAACTTTGAGTGGGTTGGAGAAAGAGAAACTGGTCACGTAGAGTTTAAACCTATGTCAAACGGAAGGTTCAATGTAACCTATCTTTTTGATGATGCTAAAGATGCTAATATAGTTATTAAAAGAGGAAAGAATTATCTACCAACTAGGAAGGGTGAGTTTGTAATTGGTTGTGATCCTTATGATCATGATAGTACAGTAGATCAGAGAAGATCTAACGGAGCCTTTTACGTATACAAGAAGCACAACTCAGTATCAAATTTTTACGATAGTTCATTTATAGTTGAATACATTTACCGACCAAGCACCGCAAGACAATTTTATGAAGATGTTTTAAAGTGCTGTCACTATTATTCTTGTCAACTTCTGTTTGAAGATAACAAGATTGGTATAAAGAATTATTTTGAAGATAGAGGTTATGCTTCCTTCTTAATGTATTTACCTGGTAGTACGAAACCTGGAATGAGTGGATCTGTGAGAACACATCAGCAAATTGCAGAAGTAACGGAAGAGTATATAGAAAGTAATATAGAAAAAGTTTGCTATCCAGAATTGTTAAAAGATTGGTTAGAATTTGATATAAGTAAAACAACAAAATTTGATGCAGCCATGGCAGCAGGATATACTCTTATAGCAGACAAAAATATTCTATTAAGAAATTTTCATACAAAAGGAAATCTAGTAGAAGCAAAAACAATGTTTAAAAAGTTCAAGGTCGGATGATAAAACACGAAGGTAAAGCAAACTATCCAAATCATAATATTGACCCTAGTTTAAAGGGTAAGGATTGGTGTTTGTCATATGCAAAAGCATCATGGTCTGATTATACAAATCATGGCACACAATCATTTCATAATAATCGTGGGACTTATCCTAAGATAAAAGATTATGCTCAAGGAAATCAATCCGTTAATAAATACAAAGGCCTTTTAAATGTTGACGAAACCGATAATGAAAGTTGGTTCGCTATAGATTGGACTGTATTACCTATTGTTCCTAAATTTAGAAGAATAGCATTAGGTAAATTAAGCAAAACAGAATACAATATCACAGCCACTCCTATTGATGCAATGGCTCAGTCAGATGTTGAAAAGTATTACAAAACCAAAAAAGCCACAATGGATTTAAGAAATACCGCTGCTCAAAGCATGCCGGGTATGGAAGAATTTAGTGCTTTAAAAGGTAAGCCGGGAGATCCAGTAAATGACGAGGAGTTAGAAATGCATATGAATTTTACATATAAGCATAACGCTGCTATTGAAATGGAACAAGGTATTGACTTAATCTTTCATACAAATGATATGGAAGAGAAAAGAAAACAGATAAATGAATATCTTTTTGATTTTGGGGTAGCCGGATATAAAGAATACATAGATAGTAATGGTGCTGTTAAAATTAGAGTAGTAAGTCCTGGTAATTTATTAGTATCTCATTGTAACAAAAGAGATTTTTCTGACAAGATACATATAGGAGAGGTAAAAGAAATGTCTATTGCTGATTTAAAGCAAAGAGCAGGAAGTCAGTTTGACGAAAAAGAATATCAAGATATTTCTGAAAGGTTTTCTGGTAGAAAAGGATCTACAAGGATGAATACATCCAATAATGCGTTTTCTAAAAATTACGATGACAGTAAAATACTTGTTCTAGAAATGGAATTCTTTTCTGTTGATCAAATGGTTCACGAATCTAGAGTAGATAGAAGAGGTAATAAGAGATTTGGTAGAGCAGGATATAATAGCCAGAATAAAAGAAAAAATAAATATGTAAGGTCTTCTTATAAGACAGTATATAAAATTTCCTGGATTGTAGATTCAGAATATTGTTATGATTACGGCATGTGTTCAGATATGAAAAGAGTTAAGTCTAATCTTATGGATACAGACTTGTCGTATCATATTTTCGCTCCAGATTTTCATAACATGAAGCCATTAGGTATAATGGAACAATTAATACCTATTGCTGATCAAATTCAGATATCATGGTATAGACTTCAAAACACAATTAATCAAGCGAGACCTAAGGGGATTATGATCGAACTCGGTGCATTAGAGGATATTCCTCTAGGAGCCGGAGGTAATCAAATGAAGCCTATGGATGTAATTGACTTATTTAATAAGACAGGTACACTCGTTTATAGAAAGAATGACATTGGTGGAAAAGCAACAAACTATAAGCCAATAGAAGAATTGGAGAATGGCCTAGGTAGAGATGCTATGACGTATTACCAGGTAATTCAGAACAACATAGAAATGATAAGACAGATTACTGGTCTTAATGAATTTACTGATGGTTCTACTCCAGATGCAAGATCTTTAACAACTACAGCAAAATTGGCTGCACAAGCAACTAACAATGCTTTGGCTCACATTGAGCAAGGAGAAAGAAGATTATTAGAAAGACTAGCGTCTGCTGTTATTGTAAGGTTGCAAGACTCGGTAAAGAAAAAACCAATTGAAGGTTATGTTCGTGCTCTTGGAAGAAATACAATGGAATTCTTTAAGTTATCACCAAGTGTTTCAAAGCATGAATTTGGTGTAAAGATTGAAGATCGTCCAACAGAAGAGGTAAAGGCTAGACTTATGGGAATACTACAAAATAGTGTTGCTCAAGGTCAGGTAGATTTTGAAGATGCAGTATACATAGAGCAGATAACAAATCTTAAGCAGGCACAACAAGTTTTGTCTTATAGAATTAAAAAGAAAAAAGAAGAGGCTCAGGCTAATGCTGAAAAGCAACAGCAAATGAATGGTCAAATCCAACAGCAATCTGCTCAAGCGGCAGAACAGTCTAAACAACAGACTTTGCAAATGGAAATGGAAGGCAAGATGGAAATGGAAAAGTTAAAAGCACAACTTCAATCTCAATTACAAAAAGAAAAGTATGAGTTTGAAATGGAGTTAGCCGGAATGAGAGAGGAAGGATCTGCTGAAAGAAACTTAATGGATAATTTACCAACTAAAGAAGCATTTGCAATGGGTGCTCAAGAAGAACAACAGGCAATGGCCCAACAACAGCCTACAGCAATGCCACAACAACCAATGCAGCAATAATTAACAAACAACAAACAAATTATAATTATGGAAGAAGAATTCGATTTATCTGAAATCAAAGTGGTGGATGAAAATGGCGAGGCTCAACCGGTAGAATTACCACAAGAAGAGACTCAAGAAGAAATAGCACCAACCGAGGAATCAACCGATTCAACTGAAGACGTGCAAGAACAAACTACTGAAGAACCTGTGAAAGCAGAAGAACCAGTAGAAACTCCAGAAGCACCAGAGGAAACTCCAGAGGCTTTTGATAAAGATTCGGGTAAAACCCAAGTTGAGTTTTTTGAACAACTAGATAGTATTTCAAAAGAACTTAGCGGAGGAACAGTCGAAACTTTAGAGGACTTTTTTGACGAGTACAAAAGGATGAGAGATTCATCAAGTGCTCAATTTAAAGATGACTTCATTAAAGATGCAGTCAAATATTATAATGAAACTGGAAACTTGACTCCGTATTTAGAGGCAACTTCAGTTAACTATTCAGAAATGTCTGACGAACTGGTCATGAGACGTGACCTAGAGCAGGCTAATCCTACCCTTTCAAAGGGAGCAATCGAAAGATTGTATACTAGGGAAATAGTTGACAAGTACTCTTTAGACGTAGACAAATTTGACGAGGAAGAAGTGGAACTTGGTAAAGAACTTCTGGCAGCAGATGCATCCAAACTAAGAGACAAGTATGTTGACGAACAGAAAAACTTCACTCAACCTGTCAAAGAACAAACTGAAGAAACTGAAACTGTAAACCAAGAAGAGCAACGTGCTAAATGGACAGAAACTGTTTCATCTCATGAAATAACTAAAGACGTGATGGATAACAAGCGTGTTTTAATTTCTTATGGTGATGAAAAATTTTCTTATGAAGTGGAAAACCCGGAATCGTTACAAGAAATGACTATCGATAACAATAAGTTTTTCTCACTTTTTCAAGATGAAAAGGGAAATGTTGATTTTGACAAGTGGTATCGTGTATTGGCTTATGCTTCTGACCCTAAGGTTTATGATTCATCCCTTATTTCTCATGGACAAGAACTAGGACAAGAAAAAGTAGTTTCTGATTTAAAGAATCCTACTGCTCCTACAAAAAGTTCAAGAGAGTATAAAACACCTGAAAGCCCATTTGATGGACTCTTTGGTGCACTGAGTAGAGGTGACTCAGATGTTAAAATAATTCGTTAATTAAAAAATTTAAAAATTAAATATGGACAATTCTAATTACATTAGTTCTCTATCATTCTTGCAGCATTCATTTGTGCAAGGACGTGAGATCTTGTCAAGCGTCTTAGACGTACAAAACGAAGAGGAAGGATTCCTTGACGTAATGCAGGCATTAGGTAAATTAAAGCCTACTAGCCAACCAGTATATCACTCATTTGTAAATGAAGCGTTATACAAAAATAACACAATCACTATTTCAGAAGCAGGTTCTGGAACTGGAAAACAAACAGATATCACAGTATCAGCAGCAGGTAATGCTAGAGTTGGTGACTTGATGATGGGTGCTTCTGGTAACGTATACTTAATTCAAGCAATCCATGAAACAAATGGTATTACATTTACTCCAGTAGATGGAGCAGGTGTTGCATCTGATTATGATGCTTCAGGAGATAAGTTTGTTGTATTCTCGAATGCACAAGGTGAAGGTTCTGGTTCTCCAGATCCAATCAAGTATGGGTTAACTAAGCAGTCTAACAGAGTGCAAATCTTTAAAAACAAATACAGAATTTCTGATGTTGCTAAAGCGTCAAAAATCACTGTTGAGTATAAAGGTAAGCCTTACTTCATGTACAAAGGTACTTACGAAGCATTACAACGTTTTAGAGGAGATATCTCTAACTCATTGATGTTTGGTAAAGGATCAGGAGATTTCTACTCAGGAGCATCTGTAGGAGATATGTCAGATGCAGGTGGAAACGCTGTGCAGACTACTAATGGTCTTCGTGAAGAATTAAGATCAGGTGGTATCCTTGAATCAGGATCACCTTTTGATTTTAACACAAACGTACTTACTACATTAACAGATCTTACTAAGGCTCTTAACAAAGCAAGAGCACCAAAAGATTACTGGATGTGGTTAGGTACTGATGCTAATATCAAAATGGATAATGCATTAAATGGTTTAGATGGTACTGGTTTTACTAGTGCTCGTTTTGCTGTTGATGGAAAATCTATTGATTTAGGTGTTGATAAATTCAGTTTATATGGTAGAACATGGAATAAGAAACAACTTTCTATTCTTGATCATAATGAACTAGGATCTACAGTAACAGGATCAGGTGAGATTTACCTTATCCCTACTGGACAAGTGAAAACTGCCGGTGGTGGTGGATCACAAGACTACATGCAAGTACGTTACTTAGAAGGAGATGGAAACAACTTCTCTTTCAGAGAAACTTTGACAGGTGGACTTGCTCCAACTCCAACTAGTGCTGATTCAATTCTTGACGTAAACTACCAGGCTATTATGGGTCTAGAAGTTTTAGGAAAAGAACACTGTGCACTTGTAACAGGATTTTAGTAATAATAAACCTTAAGAAGAGGGGAGGAAATCCCTCCCTTCTTTTTTTTTAAAACCAACAATTATGATAAAAACAAAAGAATTCAATAACATAGAGAAGCCACCTATGTTAAAAAGAGATGAGGTTAAAGTCTTCCAATATTTAAATGTGAAGAATGACCCTCAAAACCCTGGCAAAAAAATAATGCCTTCAGTAGCAATGATGCCTAAAGTTGATCGTATTTATGATCCGGTATCAGAAGAATATGTAGATATTGCTGCTATTAAAAACTTAGGAGTTGGTGGAAAACCTATTCTTAATACTATAGCATTCTACAAAGAGTTAGAAGGTAAAATGTTACTTAGAGGTAGTAAAACTGGAGATCTAGAGATCTTTCAGTATTTAATGTTAAGTAATTATAATAAATCAAATGAAAATAGAGATAAAAGTGTAGTTCCTTTATTTGAATTAGTACAACCTAAGAAAAAGGCTACTGATGCAAGAAAGCAAAGAAATCTACGTAGAGACGCTATGAATGTCGCTGCTGAACTTTCTGCTGCTGAAGTAAGAGAATTTACAGCATCTTTAAACAAAGATGAAAAGAGAGATATATCTATACTAAGAGATGAATTAGAGGTGATGGCTGAAAAAGATCCAACCACGTTTATGACATTAAGTAAGGATAAGAATAAATCTATACAAGCAACGTGTAAATCTGCTATTGATAAAAAAGTAATTCGCTTTGATAAAGCAACAAGTACTTTTACATGGGTAGCAACAGGAGAAACAATTGTCCAGGTCCCACGATCTACCAAGTCAAGTTATCTGCAAGGCTTCACTAACTTCGTTCTGAGTAACAAAAATGGTGAATTAGTTTACGAAGAAATCGTAAAATTGCTTAAATAATTTGTTGTTGGTTTGTTTTGAAAGTCGGCCAATGTGTAAACTGAGGCCGGCTTTTTTTATTCTTTAAAATGTATGAGTAGTTTTTCTAATAGTATAGGCAATGTAACTGTCGATTTTTCAATGCAGTTTGACTTGACTTCGACTCCTACGTTGAAGATTACAGACACGTCTACATATAGTGCAGCACAGAATGAAGTCAAAATATTTATAAAAATAACAAGACCGGATGGCATAATAAGAAACCATCAAGCAGGAGGTGTCGCAGACATATCTGGAACCTCAAGTAACTTAAATGTATTTGAGTACATTTTACCTCTTTCTTCAACAGATGGTCAAGTAAGTCAGGGAACTTATAAAGTTGAATACTCCTTTTATATAAAAGAGGATTCAGCACCTATAAAAATCAAGTCTTACAACTTTAATTTTAGTAAAATTACATTAACATCTTTTCAAGATATAGATGAGTTCAGCCCTTTAATTAAACTAAAGGATACAACTCCTAATTACAACGTAACTAACTATACTCTAAACAGTGTTAATAGAGTGTTTAGTGCATCCAATATAGTATCTGGATCAAGTATATCCAATAAAACTAGCACAGGTTTAGATGCAGCCTCTAGAGAGTATAATATTGTAGATACAGATGGCTTTTATCATGATGCTAGGTATACTGTAAATACAACAGTTACTGCCACATACACTAGTACTAATTTTAATTGGGCTACAGTAATTGCGGAATACAAAAAAACAGAGTCCTTAAAAGTATATAAGGTCCCTACTAAAGTAGAGATGTTATCTTATTTTGGAACCTTAAGAAACTTAATAGAGACTTATGATGGTTATAACTCTAATTTACATAAAAGATATTCTGATAATTTAGAATTTGTCATTACAAATTTTGATCTATTAGTAAGAAGGTTAGATTCAGATCTAATAGATGATGATAACACTGATATTTTAAGAGATATATTATCGGTTTTAAGAAATGATGTTCCAAGAGAGCACACTCTAGAAAAAATAGTTTCAGTTAGTCCACAAATATATGCGGTAACAGTTAATTATGGGAGATTAACAAACGTACCTGAATACAATCCTTTTAAAACATACGAAAAAACTTTTCCAACTTCTAACAAAGAATGGGAGATTATACATAGCCTTAATAAAAAACCTTCAGTCACACTCGTTGACGACTATGAAAATATTATGTATGCGGAGGTAGAATACGTAAATTTGAACATCATTAAAATAACATTTAACACCAAAGTCTCAGGGAAGGCTTACCTAAATTAATACACCATGGCGATAGATTTTTTACATCATATTAATCTCAATCAAAATCAGATAAAATCTGTAGTTATAGACAATATGACTACAACCCAGAGAACTACTCTTGGGGATGATGCGATTGCAGGACAAGTAATTTATAACAGTACTACAGATCAATTTCAATGCTTTGATGGCAAAGAATGGATCAGTCTAGGAGAGAAATTAACTATTGCGGAAGTAACAGCCGCCTTAAGTGTTACCGATTCAGGTGGTGATGGCTCTTTAAGTTATGACGATACTACAGGTGTATTTACTTATACAGGACCAAGTGCTACTGAAGTAAGAGCACATTTTTCACAGGGTACAGGAATTACAGTTGTTAATGGCGAGATCGCTACCACTATCACCCAATATACTGATGCAGATGTACAAGCGTATATATCAGGAGGTACAGGAGTTGATGTATCAGCAGCCGGAGAGATTTCTATTGGGCAAGCAGTTGCTCCTGAAGATAATGTTGCATTTGGAAATATTGATTCAAGTGGTAATGTAATTATAAAAGGAAACCTTACAGTCCAAGGGGATACAGTTTCTGTAAATTCTACAGAGGTAAATGTAACAAATGCCTTTGTATTTGAAGGAGCAACTGCCGATGAGTTTGAAACAGTTCTTTCTATTGAAGAACCAAGTGCTGACAGAAAAATAGTTTTACCAGATGCAGATGGAAAAATTGCTTTAACTTCTCAAGTAAGAACAGACGAGCAAATAGAAGATGTTGTTGGTGCAATGGTAGGCGGTACTGGTGAAACTGGTAGTTCACAATCAGGTATTGCAGTTTCTTATGACGACACTAATGGAAGATTAGACTTTAATGTTGCAGACCCTACGATAACTCTTACAGGAGATGTTACTGGTTCTGGAACTATGTCAAATTTAGGTGATATATCAATTGCCTTAGATACAGTAAAAAACAAAGCAGCAAACGGAATATTCCCCGAACTAGCAGCAGCAAATACTTTTACGTTTGAACATGGATTAGGAACAGAAAATGTAGTTGTTTCCTTATTCTTGAAAAAGAAAATGATTTACGCTGATGTTACTATTGTAGATGGTAAATCAGTAAAGGTGGATTTCGCAAAGAACGTAGAGAAAGATTCTATTACAATAAACGTTATTTCTGCTGCCTCATAAAAAAAACAATAAGGCATGGCTATAGAATTCATACACTCGTTAGAAGTTGCAGGTGACCTAGATGTAGATGGTAAAATTTCTAAAACAGGCGGTGGGGATTCTATACAATGGGATACTGCCTATGGTTGGGGTAATCACGCAAGCGAAGGATACTTAACTAATTCTTCACCGGTTGTAAAACAACTATCCGATGGAGAAACTCCTGATTATTTTACACCTTCTTCTAGAAGGGTAAATCCTAATGCTTTAAATCCAACAAACCATCACTACGCTATATCAACTTTTGGTAATGGCGGTAATGTTACTGGTCAACTAGCAACTCATTTTCAAAGTGGTCTTCTTTATTCAAGGGGTTATAATAGTTCCTGGTCTACTTGGAAGAAGTATCATAATACTGGTGATTTTACTGTTGATGAGGTGTCAAAAGGAGTTACAGCCTATGGTTGGGGTGACCACTCAAAAGCCGAATATTTAACTGCTCTACCAAGTCACAATCATGCTGCTACAGACATCACAAGTGGCACACTAGATAATAAAAGACTTAAGTGGAATTCAACCGATGATTTTACAGGTACATATTCTTTATTATGGAATGCCTCTGACGCATTATATACGGCAACTTGGCTAAAGGTTAGGGGAACTGATGATACACTTCTAACAAGAAGTATTATTGCCGATGGAAATGTTACTGGTGATAACCTAATGGTTTCTAATTGGAATGCTGCACATGGTTGGGGAGACCATGGAACAGAAGGATATTTAACTGCCTTACCTAGTCATAATCATGATGGCAGGTATTTAAAATTAAACCCAAGACTTAAAGCAAATGCAGATACAATAACTCAATCAGGTATTCATGTATGGGATGTTAGCGAGGCTAATGATGATCCATCAGGTGCATCAGATGGTTTACTAACTACTAAGTATTGGGATTCATCAGATTGGGCAGTTCAATCATACCATGATTTTCACACAAACAATCTTTTTATAAGAAGCAAACAAAGTGGTACATGGCAAGAAAAATGGGCAGAAGTATGGACTTCAGATAATTTTACAGAAGCAGATATAGCCAAGGGTGTTACAGCACATGGTTGGGGTAATCATGCCGATGCAGGATATGTAACATCTTCAGGTGTTGAAACAGAATTAGATCCAGTATACAAAAAAGAAAGAGATGATCTGCGTTTCAATAAAATGGTACACAGTACATTGTTGTTTGACGAACTAGAAGACTATAATAAGCCTAGTGGGTATTCAACAATGATTCAACCTTCTAGTTATAACAACCCATTGTCTAGTCATGGTTACTACCATGTATTAGGAAGAAGAGATGGGGAAGGTGGTTATGGTGCTTTATTACAGCATTATAATTCTCATGAATTATTTCATGGTGTAACTACACAAAACACTAAAGATATATCTTGGTATAATGTATGGACCTCTGGAGATTTTGCAAAGCAAGATGTAACAGAAGGAGCAACAGCATACACTTGGGGAGATCACTCCTCAGCAGGATATGCACCTAAAGATCACTCACATACATTTGCATCATTAACAAGTAAACCAACTACATTAAGTGGTTTTGGTATTACAGATGCTGCTACAGGTGCACAGGGAACAAAGGCCGATACTGCACATGGTTGGGGAGATCACTCCTCAGCAGGATATGTTACTACAGATAACGATACAGTATTTAATGGTGGTACAGTAACTAATGCGATTACATCACCAAGACTAGCATTAACTAATAATGCTGAGGATACCACAGCAAATAGAATAACAGTTTACGACAGTGGAACTACATCATATGGTATGATGCTATGGAACGCAAGCGGAACTAGTAGTGATTGGGCTACAATGATATATGGTCCAAACCAATCCAATAGAAGAATTTCTTTTGGTAAAGCAAATGCAGATTTTGCAAAGGGTCACTCAGGTGTAGATGAATTAGCATGGTTAGACTTAGATAATGGTAATTACTTTACTGATGGTAATATTTATCCAGGAGGCTCAACTACTAAATATGTAAGTACAGGTAGAATAGACAATTGGAATACTGCCTATGGTTGGGGAAATCATGCAGATGCAGGATATACAGGAGATCAAACTTTGCCTACAGATTTTGTGTCTGCTGCAAATGGAGGTACTTTCGGTGGAAGTTTAGATGTAAATGGAACTGCATCTGATATTTCTTTTGTGGGTGGTTCTATGAATTTCAAAGATTCAAATAACTATATCA